TCAGCGGCGATAGTGGCTCACTGAGGGCGGGGCCGGCGTGCCAGTCGCCGCGACAAGCACCACCTCCCTATCGCGCAGATGTGCCCCCAGAGCCTCGAATCCTTCTAGGTCGAGTCCGAGGTGAGATGGGTCGTACGTGGCGATCACCTCGGCGCTACCACTGTTGACCGTTGCAAGGACCTCAGCCCACCCCTCGCGTACCTCAAGGGGCCTCTCCGGCGTCGTCTCGATGATGGTTGCCACCAGCGGCCAGCCCCGCACCGAAGCGAAGGACCGGCACACAGAGGCCCGCGATTCGGCTTCCTCGTCGCTCTTGGCCCCGCTGACGTAGACAACCGTCGGCGTAGGACCGTGGCGGCAGGGTCGGTCCGGATGGCATCCCTGCATCTTCACGGACATGCGGTACTCCCTAGCTTCGACTCCTTAGAGGGACTGTCTCACGCAGGCGGCGCCCGCTGAAGACCGTTCAATACCGCCCTCCCCCTCCCGTGTGCGTTCACGCTTCTATGCGTTGGCCAACTTGCTACGAGGGGCCTTCAGGCCCGTCAAATACATCTGTTCAACTGGCGGATCTGCGGAGCGGACTCCGCCCGCCCCTGCCGAGTCCGAGCCACCGCGGGGGGCGATGAGTTGGGTTCCTTGGCAGGGGCGGAGTCCTAGGTGGTCGGGCGAGCTGCATCGAGCTGCCCTTTGATCTCGGCCAGCCTCACCGTGACGGCATGGACCTTGTCCAGCGAGTAGCTGCCGAGGGAAAGCCGCGCCTCTCGGAACTTGCAGCAGTGCCGATCGGCGCACGGCTCATCAATGTCGAGGTTGTCCAGCTCTTCCAAGCCGAGTGCTTCGAGTGCTGCCGTGAGTGTCCAAGCCGCGTCACTGAATTTTTCGCGCTCTTCGTGGGCGAAGAAATCTGTGCTCCCGCACATACACTTTCCCTTCTGGATCACAGCGGGCCCCGGGAACCGTGACGCACCCGGGGCCCGCCGCTGGTACCGCCTACCGGCTTGCGAAGAGGAATCCGGATGATGGGCGGTCCATACCGCGCCTGCTCATGCTCAGGGCTAGCGCGGGGGTGGATATCCGCTCTCCACCACGGCCGCCCCAGCGCGCTTAGGTCAGGGCTCCTGTGACGGAGAGCGGAAGTTCTCTAGCGGCCGAGCCAGCCCATGGTCACGTATGCAGTGCACGCATTCGTGATCACAACTAGCACGAACAGTCCGCCGTCAAGGACGGCATCCGTGATGCAAACCCAGCATCGGCGGACGTGCCAGCCGAGCCAGGTTTGTCCTGCCGATAACCGGCTCATGCCGTCAGCTCCCCCTTCACGGGCGCGGCGGGTCCGGGTTCGAGCCCGTGAGTCGGCAGGAGTTCGGCAAAGTCAACGAAGGTGCGCCGGAAGTGAAGGTGCCCGGTCTCCACCATGTGCTTACGCATCCAGTCATCGACGATGATCGGGTCGATGCGATGACCGGAACGCTCAAGGCATGATTCCGTCTCCCCGGACACGCATACGGCGGCGTACTCAGGCTCCGTCCCCGGGTCCTGTCTGGTCGTGAACTCCTTGTAGCGGAAAAGGGCCCTCACGCGATCTCTCCCCGGCTGCGGTGGTGGCTTTGGCGACGGCTGTTCTAGGCGGTAGGGCAGGGCGCGTTGAGCTCTGGCAGGCCCATAAACCTAGGGGGTGAAGTACCAGACGAGTGCGGTACCACTAAGGAGCCCGAGGGCGGCCAGCGCCAGAAGGGTGCCGATCAGCTTCATATCTGGCGTCAGCCGCACTCGCCGCTGATGATGCGGACGACCGTGGAGGGGGCGAGAGAGGCCCGCTCGGGAGTGCTTGCCGGGCGACACTGGTACTTCTCCTGCTCCCACTGAAAGGGGCCGTTGGCAAGAGTGACCTTGGAGCCCACTACCGCGACGACCTCCCCAACCCTCAAGGTGCGAGCGTCAGTTAGCGAGTCACCGATCTGAATGATCACGACTTCCTCGCAGCCCTGAAGACGCCCGAGGCGAGACGAGCCGTGTGGGGTCCGAACTCCCACACGTACTTGTCGCCCGCCCGGTACAGGTCGGATGCGCAGAGGCCGGCGTCCTGGATGGCCGCAACGAGCTGCTTGAAGAGAACGGCGTGCTCGTCCTCGGTGAGGCGAGCCGGTTGGTCCACGGCAGTGGCGGGGGAGGAGTGCATCAGCGGGGGCTCTCTTCCTGGGGGGTTCCGCTTTCTGGGTTCCACCATTGCGCTGTAGCCGTACGATCACCAGGAGTTGGGTATGTAGACAGGGGGGTGACTACGGGGCATATGCCAGGAGCCGCAGATTTGACGCCGTCCGAGAGTCTTGAGGGGTATCTCGGAGGGCTCGTACGCGCTGGTCGCGAACGGTTGGGCAAGGACTGGACGCAGACGTACTTGGCAACAAAGGTCTTCGAGAATCAGTCTCTGATCTCCCGAATCGAGAGAGGCCTGACCCTTCCGCAACCTCGGCAGGCGTACAAGCTGGAGCGCGTACTAGGGCTGTCACCAGGGACTTTGGTCGACCTAGTGCTCATCAGGGAACGACAAACGGTCCGTGACTACGCCAAGGACTTCCTAACTGACCAAGACCGAGCCACGGCGTTCTACACCCTCGCCCCCGTTGTGCCTGGGTTGCTCCAGACCGCCGACTACGCCCGTCGCCTGATGATCGCGGGGCAGACAGACCCGTCCGAGATCGAGTCCTTCGTCAGGCAACGACTGGACCGGCAACGCGTCTGGGACCGCAAGGCACCACCGTGGATGAATGCCATTCTGGACGAGGCGATACTCCACCGAAGTACAGAGGCTCAGCTGAAGAGGCTCCTTGAGGTCCAGGAGCAGCCCAACGTGACCATCAGAGTCCTGGAGATGTCACAAGGGCCGATCCTCGGAACCGTCGTGATCCAGACCCTCCCGAACGGGAGACGAGGGGCGTACACGGAAGGCTTCCAGACGGGTGCCTACACGAAGGATGAGGCCCAGGTACTCCACTACCAACGGGTCTATGATCAGGCAGCCAACAGCGCGCTGACGGCTGTAGAGTCCACAGAAGTGATCACGCAAGCCCTGAAGAGGTACAAGTGACTGAGACCCTGAACTGGCACAAAAGCACCTACAGCAGCGGCGGCACGAACGACTGCGTTGAGGCCGTAACTGATGAGCCCGTGGTCTACGTCCGGGACACCAAGGATCACGGCAAGGGAACCATCGAGGTCGCTCCCAACGCGTGGGCGAAGTTCGCCGCGCATGTCGGTAGCTGACTTCCTCTCGATCGGCTAGGGCTTCCTCCCTCGGAGGGGGCCCTTTGTCGTGAACGGGCCTCGCGGTAGTCGTAACATCAATCAGCCATAGACTCCGGTCATGGCACAGAAGACCGTAGTTATCTACACCGACGACCTCACGGGCGAAGAGTCCGCAGAGGCAGCCACGCACCAGATCGTCATCGACGGCGTGGCCTACGAGGTTGACCTTGGCCCCGACAGCTACGACAAGCTGATGGAGGCCGTGAATCCGTTCCTTCAGGCAGGTCGACGCGTCCGCGGTGGCCGCGCAAAGGCGACCCCTACCCGCCAGGCCGGCGGCAACAATGACACGGCTGCAATCAGGGCCTGGGCGAAGGAGAAGGGCTACGACATCAACGACCGCGGCCGAGTAGCGGCTGAGATCCGCGATGCCTATAACAAGGCCCACTGACCACAGATAAGCCCCCCGGGACTGCCCTGGGGGGCTTCTGCGTACCCGGCCGGGCTATGGCGGCGACTCCGCCCATGTCTCGGGACCGCCGCCGCGCCACTCAAACAGTGACTCCTCGGTGAGATCCACACTCTCAGGGTCAGGATGCCCGGCAAGTCTCAGGAACTCCTCGATGTCGCTGACTTGATAGGCCGTGCCAAGGATCTCCCCGTCGTACCGGACCTTGCGCCATCCCCGTTCATCCGGCGGGTAGACGACCACGCGCTTCTCCATGGCCTCAGCCTCAGTCAGCCCTGTGTTCCCCGCACCCTGAAGAACCTGATCGTGGTCGAGGCCGGCCGATGCTTTCCACGGCCGAAGAGGGCCTACCGACCTGAGCGCAAGGACCTGCGGTGAGGCATTGGGGTGCGTCTCAGGCCAGCACTCCGAGACTGCTGAGCACCAGGAGCAGAAGCGTCAAGGAGCCCCCGAAGGCCACCGTGCCTCGTGTGATGCGTGCGGGCAGCTGGCTCCCGTCGAGGCGGGCAAGCATGCCAGCCAGCATCCCCACGATGACCGATACCAGCGCCGCCGCCAGGACGAGCAGCAGCTTCACGCTGAACGACAGTCCCACTTCAACCTCCGTTGCACACAGCCGAGATGACGTCATCAGCATCTGTGCAGACCAGCGGCTCGACTACGATCTCGGACTACCTGGGGACAACACAGGACTACACGGGACAGGGGAGACACGCAGCATGGGCAGGAGTCCGAAGCCGATGGACCCGGACCACCCCCTCTACGCATTCGCGACGGACCTAGCGACTCTCATGGATTCAGCAGGTGGATCAAAGATCATCTGCACCAAGCACGAATTGATCAGCCGGACCACTTACTACGAGTGGCAGGGTGGCCGACAGGTGCCCAGTCCCGATGCTCTTGAGGAAGTAGCCAAGTTTTGCGGCGCAGATGCGAGGCATTGGCTGGGTCGAAGACGCGCAGTCCTTCAAAGCATGGCGCTACAGAGCCATGGATCGGCGAACGGCGAGGACGACGATCCCGATTTCTGGGACACACCCTTCGAGGTAGTTATCGGACGGCGTTTTCCTCCGTCGGAGGGATTCCAGGCGATCGAGGCCGAGTTTCTGACCCACCTCAATGCTCTCCGCCTCTCGATAGAGGCACCTGTGAATACCTTCGCCTTGGCGGCTCGATCTCTGAATTCAACTGGCCTGAGTCTGGACGCTATTGAGATAGAGACCATACTGGATGGCACGCTCACAGGTGAGAAGCGATTTATTTATCAGCGACGCATCGCTCTCATAGAACTGATCTCTACGTATCCGTTGAAGGATGGAGATATGCCCGCTGCCGCAGCGGTGACACTCTGCAAGAAGTACGCTGAGCTGTCGTTGGCTCGTGCCGAGATGGAGCCCGGGGGTAATCATTGGGCGAACCCGTGAGGCGAAAGATAAGTAGGTAGGCAGTTACGCGGAGTCTCCAGATGCGTACGTAGCCCGAAAACCGGCCTCGGCTGGCGGTTCCGACCGAAAAAGCAAAACATTACCCCGCCTAACCTTCTACCTATTTAACTATTCGCCTTTAAATTCTTCTCGAATCAAGCTTTCACGTGTTGAAATGTGCAGAGATAAAGGCGCGGGGAAAGATAGGTAGGTCGAAGAGGGGAAGGGGGGTCCTCTATAGAGTCGGGGCGGTGGCCGTTTCCCTCACTCTCGTTGGCCCCGACATGCCGCCTGGGTGCCATTCTGGGCGCCTATCGCGTGCCTTGTGGGTGATGGTCTATTGATCGCTTTTCAGGCCCGGAGAGGCCCATTAAATTGATCCGAGATTCTCCCTGTCTCGACTTTCTTAAGTGTGCACGGTGGGCTATAGTTAAGACATCGCCGAGAGGGAAAGGCGAAAACCGGAGCCGAAAGGCTCTGGGGATCGCCCGAACTGGATGCGGTAATGCGTTACTGATAATGCCCGGAGGGGCGTGGATCGGCCTGTGACGCGATGGTTGGCACGGCTTTAGGCGAGCTGTGTTGTGTGACGCCATCGTATGAGGCTGCCTAAGTGAAGCGTCGCAAAGGAAGCATCTGTTTCTTGAGAACTCAACAGTGTAGCTATGTTCGCGGGTGGACTCATTTACTGGCGATACGGCGTTGCGGCAGATGGGATACGTGTATCCCTGACTAGCTCCTTGATGTTTGAGGATGACTACCGTAGTGCGCGTCAATGGTACGGCTTGATGTCGTGATGTTACTTGCTTTCGATCCCGCGAACTTTCTCCAATTTCTTTCTTTCTCTCTTTGCACCTCGGTGCAGCGTGGGGGACAGGTCGGGGTTTGTGCTTGCCTAAGCATGCCTCTTATGCCAGTCCTGTCCTCGGCGCTGCCTTGGTAGTCCGTCTGGCCTGCCGGGTGTATCGAGTATGCAGCTGTGTTTTTTTAGCTACTTACTTAAGTGTGCATAAGGAGAGTTTGAATGGACTGCTGGGAGTGTCAAGACGGACGACTCCTGTGTCTAGATGATCGGTCGGACACGTTCAGGAGTTGCACCTTCATAGCTCCCGGAAGTATGGCGGAGCAGGCTATGGGATACCTCGCGGAAGATCAGGAACCTGTGTTTGACGGTGACTGGTGAATGTCGTTGAGGGCTTCCATTGGCACTGCTACTACGTCGATGGCGGGCCGGAATCGGGCTTCGTAGAGACGTGGCATGCGCCATATCGCACTGAGTATCTGGCGCGTGAGTTTGCCGCGATACGTGCGGCCTGGTTGCTGTCTAGCCAGGCTCGGAAGCATTACGAGGGTAGGGCTGAGGCGATACGTCATGTCATGGCGCTCTTCCTCGAAGGCGGCCCACTCCCGTTCGTCCGTTTCATGCCTGACTACGCGTTGGGTGTGCAGGTGTCGAGTGATGTCGACTGCCAGTTCTGTGATGTTCCGGGTTGTCGTTGCCTGACATGCGTTCGGCGCCGCAATGGGACATGGGCCGCTTCTGTCGGCCTGTAAGAGTTAGCCGAAACACCCTCTTCCCTCGCTGCCGGCCAGGGGAGAAGTGTGTCCGCGGAACGTGGCCTATCCGTAATAGGAAGGCCAATGAGAGGGGATGTAGCTGTGATCGATTGGAGCACGGACGCTGTGATTCTTGCCAAGGTGGTACGCCGAAAGGTCTTCATCTTGGGGGATTCCAGGGTCGTGGCAAGCAAGTCTGCTGCCCTGCTCGATAACGGGGAGATCCGAGTTGTGTCGGAGCAGCGGGGAGGCCGTGTCGTAAGCGAGCGCCTATGGGCTACCGACTTCGATGCAGCGGTTGAGCGGATACGTCAGTTTGAAGCAGATTTCACCACTGCGGAGCTTCCGGAGTGGCGTCGTAATTAGCCGAAACATGGCATGCCTGCTCGTCAGGTGTGCCATGTCCACGGGAGTTCGCCTACCCGTGTTGAAAAGGCAGGCGTTGAGAAAGGAGAAAACATTGGCAAGCGGGCCGGTGCTGTGCGGTGAGTGCAGCAAGGGCATGTATGCGGATGTGTGGGGCCTGCATTATGTGTGCACCGAGTGCGGTCACAAGTTGATGCCCGGGGACATTGTTCTTGATCCCGGAGAGTCGACGTACTTGATTCATAGTCGTCTCTACGTCCACTACGTCGATTCGTACGTGTTGGAGGTTCCCGGCGGTGAGTAGTTCAGCAATGTTCTTTTACCGTGTCGCTGTTTTGAATCGGGCTTACGGGTCTGGTGTCAGTCATAAGGAAGCCATTCGTCGGAGGCAACATGGGGCGCGTCTGAGGTCCACCAAAATGGAGGCCCGGCAAGTCGATCACGTGACTGCCAAATATCCGAGTGAGTTGGTCCACCACTTCGGTGACCGTTCTTACGGTTTCTCGCTGTTCAGGCTGGCGCCTGGTTCTGGCCCTGGTTACAAGGTCTCTGCCTACTGGCCGGGCCGCCAGGACTCGGCTATTAGCCAGTGCTACATCTTCCGCGCTCGGCGTGAAGCGATACGAGCCGCTCAGCATCGAATGGTGCTGGAAACAGCGGCCTTCGCGTATAGGACTGAGCGTGCCTATGGCCGAGCAGAGAAGCGGCGCCTATACGTAGGTGACCAGCCGTTCAAGCGAACAGTGCTCTGGCACAGCGAGGTGGAGTGGTGACGTAACAAAAAGCCCCGGATCACCCAAGGGTGAACTGGATTACGTGCAGGTTCGATTCCTGCCCGGGGCGCCGCAGCTATGACGGCTGCGAGAGAAAGAGTAGGAGACTCATGGAAAACAGGAACGTCGCGTTCGGATATGTTCCGCAGGCTGGCTATACCCGCCTGCAATGGAACTACGAAGGCGACATCAAGGGCACCCGTATGTTCACCGGGCAAACCATGGACCTGGGCGGCAAGGACTACGGGCCGATCCCAATGGACGCGGAACCGCAGGTCCTCTTCGAGGCCCTGGCCGCCTACAACGGGCACGAGCTTTTTGGCGAACCGCCAACCTGGTGCCTCTACGAGGCCCTGTGGGGCGACGACTCCATGCACCGTCGTGCCAGACACGACCACGGCCTGGGGATCAGCTCAGACGGCCTCCTGACCGTGTTGCAGAAGGCCTGTTCCTGGGACCGGATCGAGATTGCCGTGGAGCACTTGCAGGCTCCCGCGGCCTGGCAAGCGGGCATGCATGTGCCCGATCCCTGCCGCGAGGGCGAGTGGTTCGACCCTGTCCTGGTCCAGGCCGGCGACGTGCGCACGATGCTGCGTGCTGCCGACTACCTCATCCCAGAAGACAGCACAGTTGCGGGCGTCGTTGTCGACCTCTTGCAGCCAGACGAGGCCCGCGTAGCGAAGTTCATCGAGCACGACCTTACGCCCCTTCAGGCTGAAGCGATCTTGGAATGGGCCATTTTTGGATATGGGCCATGACTTACTGATTCAACCTATTTAAATCAGCCCCTACCCCACTCGGGGAGGCGTACCGGTTCGATTCCGGATAGGGGCGCTGTGGCCTGCCCTGGCCACGCTGAGAGAAGAAGGAGAAGAGTGAATCACGACGACTTGAGGTACGGCAATCTCAAGCACATGCAAACGGCCTGGAGTGAAACAACACCAGATGTCGTGCATGCCTCTTGGTCCGGGCATCTCACTGCTTGTGGGAAGCCAGTGATTGAGGCAAAGCCTGTCTACGAATCGCACCCACGTGACATCACGTGCGCTGAGTGCGGTGCAACAGCAGTCTTTGACCTCAACACTGCTCGCCAGCGCGCGAAGGCCATTACTGAGAAGTACGAGGAGTCCGGTCTACTTACCAGTGGAGAAACGTTCCGTCTGAGAGAGGACGCTATCAAGGTCATATCGGCCACGGCGTTCAAGCGGCGACGTGGGGGAGATTCGTGGAACGCAATTTCCACCGACTTTCTCATGATCACAGGCGCAGCAACAGAGAAGGATGGGACATCGATCTTCCTTGGCAGGATAGGCCTGGCTGTGATTGATGGCCTCAAGGACTCCGAGTTTCAGGAGACCGTGAGGTACCACCGCCGTGATGTCGATCCTATCGAACCACTAAATGAGATGGTGGTAGAGATAAAAAAGTTCGGCATTTGGAGCCACGTGCGCCACGCAGCCCGTGACGTTTATGTCGACTCAGGCGCGTGGGCTCAGCGGATGCGCATCTCCTACGACAACGACCAACGGATATTCGTAGCCGATGTGATCCCTTTCGGTGAGCGTGATTGGCGGCGTGCGGAGTTCACTCCGCCAACGTCAAACGCCCGGCATTTCGCACAGCGAACCTTCGGGAAGTAGGGGAATCGTGCGTACGCAAGTGATCAACACCCACTCTCTGGTGCTAACGGAAGAGCTGAGCTTGAAGTGCTCTGTTCAGGTCCACATGGATCGAACGGGTTCGTGGGTCAGTCATAGTGACGTGACCTTTTGGATTGGCGATAAGCCGTTCGATGGTGGGCCCTGTCCCGCGAGGATAGGAGAAGACTGGGATGCAGGCCTGAAGAAGGTCATGTGGTGGCTCTCGGGAAACGTGAAATATCGCGCGAACCTTGTGCTGCCCAAACACGGCTACTCGGCCATGTACTGCACGAATCAGCCAGGCTGCAACTGTGAAGACCACGCGAGTTAGATAAGTACTCGCAGCCCTCCTAGGTGGATGAGGCCGGTTGCAAATACCGGTCGGGGCACAATGCTGCCTTTTTCAGGCAGCAGAGAGAGAAAAGGAGAAGGTCATGCGATGTGGACCCTGCGCAATGGAGGGAACCACTACCGCTGCCGTAGGTCTGCTCAGCATGACCTTCGGCAGCGTAGCCGAGACCGGAATGTGCCAACGCCACGGAAAGGCCCTTTGGGACTTCTTCATGGAGGCATTCGGCTCGGTTGCCGTGATCGACGGAGAGGAACAATGAACGGATCACGGGACGTAGAACTCTACGGACCCATAGGCGAAGCCGTCCAACGGATCGCCCCGTACGTTGAAACAGATCCTGTAGGCATCTATGCGGCATGCCTGTCGATGTGGTCAATGGCCATAGGCGACAGGGTGTTCATGGACGCCGGCCGCAGGCGTAGCCCCCTTGTGTCCACAGCCCTCGTAGCTGATACGGGTACAGGTAAGGGTGTCGCGCTTGACGGTGCTCGGCACATCATGGCCGAGTCAATCGGCCGAGATATCGAGATGCGGGAGACCTCTGGACTGACGTCGGGCGCTGCCCTGGTAGATCACGTATACCGACAGGTCGAGTTGACCGAAGAGGCATACGGGATCGCTGATGCTCGGGTCCTGGTCGTCGAGGAGGAGTGGCGGGAGATCCTGGAAAGGACTTCCCGAGACTCGTCCTTCACGTCAAAAATCCGGCATTGCTGGGACTGTGCCACGCTGCGGAACACAACGAAAAAGAAGTCAGCGAATGACGTTCCGCAAGAGGTTCGTAACGCGCGTGTGGTCTTCCATACGCACATCACGCCTTCAGACTGGCGCAAGTTCGTGAGCTTCACCGATGCGGCCGGTGGTTCCTTTAACAGGATCCTGCCGGTTGCGTTGGATGATGTGCCGTTGCTGCGGAAGCGCAAGCTTCCGTCGGTCGATACCACGCGCTTGGTTGAGGCGTGGGGGTGGGCCTCCAGCGAACGCCACATCATGAAGCTGACACCCGGGGCCGAGAATCTCAACTGGGCATTGCGTCGCGCGGAAAGGATCCTCCTCAAAACGCTGCCATCGCATCAGGGCGACTTCGTTGCCCGAACCGCCGAGCAGACAACGAGGGTTGCCGCAGTACTAGCAACCTCAGAGGGCACCGACCGCATCACTCGTAAGCACATGGACGCAGCCGTCACGTTCGTCCGGCACAGCGTGCAGACCGTTCTCGATCTAACGAAGGACGGGCCAGGGAAGAAGGCCAAGAGTACGCCAGAAGACCGGGTACTGAGTGAGCTCGGCAAGCACCCCGGCGGGATCCGCTCGGCCGTACTGCAACGTGCCACGGGGGCCCTTGCCTTCGATCTCCAGAACATGGAACAGCGCGGATTGATCACGCACACGCAGATCAAAGACGGCCCCGGCCGTCCGGTGAAGCTGTATCGGCTCGTCGGTAAGACGGGCGTGCTCCAGCGGCCGGCCATGGGTACCTCCATGCCCTCTTCCAAGAACAATCCGTTCCTGTTGGCGCTGCAAGGCGCCTAAGCCTCCGTCGAATGACCATGCCCTAGCCAAACGGGGATGGGCATATCTCTACACATCACAGGGAGAAAAGAATGCTGTTCAAGGCTCCGACGGGCAAGGTTCATTCCTCGCTCGCCGATCACGACCGATGCGTCTTCATTCGCAACAACGCGAAGACGGATTACTCAGCTCTCTCTGAGCTGCCGGTCAATGAGTATGAGCCCGGAGACGACTGCATGAACTGCGAGTCGGCCATTGCTACGGAAGTAGAGTCCGGCAAGGTCGCCGAGACGCCGCTTCCCTTCGAGGGTTCCGACGACCCGGAAACCGATGGTGAGGAGTTCGAGGAAGAAGACGACTGGGAGGACGAAGATGACTTCGTTGCCGACCCCGAAAAGAAGGAACAGGCAGAGAGGGACCTCGGTATCTGCGATGCCGATGTCGCCCTGGAGAAGTGGGAAATGCTGGCCGAACGTTCTCGCTCGGCACACGGCCGGGCTTTCTGGGGACTGAAGATTGCCGATCTGAAGGCTCGCATCGAGTTCGTGCCCGAGTCTGAAAAGGCAGAAACATCGGTATCTCAAGAGGCTGCGGAAGAAGAAACCTCTATCCCTGAGCAGGCCACTGAAGGCAGCAAGCCTGTTCGGCGGGCCAGCAAGAAGGCTGTAGCAGCAACAGCGAAGTGAGTAGCAGCCCGCCTAGTTGGGTCAGCCGTGGTGCAAATCCACGGCCGGGCGCCATACCAGCCGATCGGGCTGGTAGGAGAAAGAACACGAGAGGGAGAACCATGGCTAGCAGGACCCGTACGGTCGTTGACTACACCGACGACATGACAGGACTGCCCATCGAAGAAGAGCAGGTCGACAAGTTTCAGTTTTCCGTTGACGGCCTCGACTTCATAATGGACACCGATACGGCCATTGCTAACGAAATTCGCGAGCTGCTTTCGCGGGCTGTGGCGAATGCATCTATCCAGTACTACAAGCCCAAGGTCGAAGAGCCTAAGGCTCGGAGGAAGCCGACTAACCCCGAGCGAAGCCGACTTGTGAAGAAGATCAGGTTCTGGGCGAACGAGAACGGCAAGAAGGTATCCCGGTTGGGTCGCATTCCCGATGATGTTGTCGTGGCGTACCGCACTGCAAACCCGGGGGTGGACATGACACCTTTCGAGAAGAGCCACTAACCGAATAGTTAGCCTCGATAGGGGCGCGGTTACCCAATTGGGTGGTCGCGCCCTTTGTCGTGGCTGCCTATCGGTGGTGGCACGAAAGAGAGGTAAGGAATGGAAGAGATATTGCAGATCCTGGATGGGCTGATTCAGAAGGATCAGATAGAGGAGATCCGTGCGCGGCACGCAGCTGCGTGGCCGGGCCCACATTTTGTCGAGGAGACCCCCTATCCGCCGGAAGGTCCGGGCCCGGTAGTCCACACGGACTTTGAGATTCAGGCCGTCGACGGTTCTCGACTGGCAGAGGTCTCCTGTGCTCACGGACCGACCGATGTGGATGACCCGATGAGGGCAGTCGAGGGAGCGCGAGCCGACGCAACATTCTTCGGTTCCGCATGGGCAGACATTCAGACGCTTTTGACGGTCATTGATGACCTGAGAGCCGGGCGATCTTCCAAGTAGTCAGCTTCGATGGAGGCGCGGTCACTCATTCGTAGGTCGCGCCTCCTGTCGTGGCTGCCTATCAAGGGCAGTCCGGAAGAGAGGTAGACCGTGGGAACTTGGAAATACGAGGTGTGGAAGTGCACGGCGGGATACACTCGCGCGCACGACCATGACGGATCGTGCGGGAGCTGGGAGAGAATGGCTATCTGCTGGGACTCCCTCTGGTTCACCGCGTTCGAGAAGGCGTCCACGCAGCCGCATGCCTTTGTTCAGGCTGTGTATGCCGTGAACGGCAGGACCCGTACCGTCTACGAGCACATAGAGGGTGGGGGGCTTTGCCGGGGATGCTGGCACAAGCACGAGAATACTCACACGCACGAGATCAGGAATGAATCCGGCTTGTGCACCCCTTGCGTCGAAGCACAGTCCCGCAGAGGTCCGCTCACCCGCACCCCTTTCGGCAACGAGTACATGTGCGATGACTGCCGACACGGATTCCGGCCCGTGCATCTTCAGACGTGCCGAGCCGACGGCCGGGATCCAGACAGACGGCTGTACCGGCCGGTGCTGGACTTCGCTCGTGAGGACGCCCGTGTATACGACTGAGTACTGGCGATGGCCAAGTGATCTCTACACCGCGACCGCCTGTGAACCATGTGCGGTCGAACGCGCCTGGCCGCAGTACGCGGAGGCCTCGGCATGGGGGCCGAGTAAGCGCTCCCCTCGCAACAACTTTGACGGCGGACGACGGACTTTTTGCCACTACTGCGGCAAGGACCTCGACCGTGAGTGATGCAGACAGGAAGGCGGACATTGAGCGGGCCGTGGTCGGGATGCTGAAAGCAAGCGATGGGCCCGTGTGGCGTGCAGTCTTGCTACGGGAGTTGTCTGTCACTGGTAAGGATCTCCTCGACCTCGAATGCCAAGGAATCATCCTCGGTGAGCTGCTTAGCGAAGGCGGCCTATCGTTCCGCGCCTACCGCCTTCCATTCAAGCGGTTGGACCCGGATAAAGTCCGGGCCCATACGGTGTCCATGGGGCTTTGCGAGAAGGGCAGTCCCATTCCCGTTTCACCTCCGGAGTTCCGGGCGTACGAGAGCTACCTCCAGAACAAGAGGCGGCACGCCCGTACGAGGAAAGCACGCCAGGAGAGGGATGCCGCTGCAACTAGGCGTCGGCGTCGTGCGGACCTAATAGCGGGCTGGCCGGTCTCACGTATGCCACGCATACGTGCATGGGCTCAGGAGCAGGGGCTCGACGTCGGAGCCAGGGGACGTCTGCCGAGCTGGGTGGTCGACAAGTACCACCAGGAGGTGGACGACGAGGCAAGGCTTCAGGCCTTGCTCAGGCAGCTGGGACTGTCCGACGAAACCGGCAAGGGGGCTGGCACCCGTGACTAGCAGGCAGGGCCCTCGCTCCAACGAGTACATGCTCAACGGGCACCACATCGTGGTACGGCACTACGACAGCCGGACCACCGGGGTTGAGCTGCAAGGGCAGGAGATTGTCCGTGGTGATGCGAGATACGTGGAAGAAGTCATCACGCGAGTGATCTACGAGGCAGGCCAGGAGGGAGATGCGATCCGGTTGGGTTCCACCACTGCGTGGCTGTCTCCGATCCTGCTCAACCGGGAAGACGTATGGTGCCTGGTGTTCCGCAACGGGTCCGGCTCCCGGTCACACCTCATCGCTCATCTTGATCAGATACAGAAGTTGTTGGATGACGTGAACCGGTAGAACGCAGAAAAGGCCCCCAAGGCACGCTGTAATGGCGTGTCTTGGGGGCTTCTGTGGTTCCTGCACAGGTGGGTGTTACTCGATGGGAGCGGAGTCCGTTCCGGCCGTCGCGGTCTTGCTGTCCTCGGTGCGCTGTACGGCTTCACCGGTGCCGAGGATGGCCGCTGCAAGGGCCAGGATCAGGGCGGAGGGAAGGTCGGGCAGGTAGTGCACGACCAGGGCAAGAGCGGCAACCAGGACGGCGTAGATACGGGCCGGATGGGTCTTGATGAACTGCATGGGTCTTCCCCCTGAGAGTGACTGTCTGTAGATCGAACGAGCAGCTGCACGACCGGGCGAACCTGGGACATGGCGGACGCCCGGTGCGCACGCTGCGTGATGATGTGGGGCGTGTCAGCCCCGAGCTGGCCCCGCGCACCGGTCACCAGTGACGGGCCGTGCCTAGACGGCGGGGACCCGCAGCGCGTCCCAGGTGGAGCGGCCCGGCCAACCGTCGGCATCCGTGCCAGAGAAGCCGCGCTTGCGCTGCCACTTCGCGTAGCTCTGCCGGTCAGCGTCGGTCCACTGCGGTCCAGGACCCTCGGAGTACGCGGAGCAGCCTTCGGCGACCAGGCGCCTGCCCATGGCCTCAACCAGAGCCGAGCGCGGAGCGCTGCGGAACCAGGCAGGCCCGGGAAACTCGGCGTAGCGCGTGACCGTGGATCCGCCGCGCGGGATGTCTGCCGGACCGGCCTCGTGACCGAAGTACGTGACGCCCGCGCGACCCTTCCATGCCGGGTCGGCCAGGACCACGCCCTCAGGGAAGGCAGGGATGCCGTAGCCGTACACGTACGAAGACTTGCGCTGATAGGTCTTCACATAGACCCCATCGCCTTCGGCGGAGCCGTTGACGTTCGTGTTGCCAGAGACCGTGGTTACGGTGGAATCCGTGTAGGAGATGACGAGACCGGTGTGCGTGCCACCCCCCGGACCGAAGAAGATCTGTCCGCCGATCACCGGGAACTCACTGAAGCGTCCCCGTGCGCGGAACCACGCCACTCCCTCGGCGCAAGAGGCGGTACGCGGGTACAGGGATGCCGCGCCGGCCTGCATGGCAACCCACGACGTGAAGACCCCGCACCAGGGCTCTTCGTCCTCGGATACCCAGGCCAGGCCGGGGACCTGCGCGGCGTACTTCTCATGGTTAGTCCAATGACCGTTGCTCCAGCTTTCCTGATAGCCCTCCTCGGCCTTGGCGATACGGATGACGTCCTGAGCGATGGACAAGTGTGTGTTCCTCTGTTCGGGGGCATGAAAAAGGCCCGCCAGGGGCGGGCCGTTCTGCTGCGTAAGCGGGTGTGGTGACTAGCTACGTGCGATCTGTACCAGGGCGACGATCGCGGATGCCGTCGAGGTGACGACCGATGCGGAGATGGCATAGCGCCATCTCTCGACGCCACGGATACGTGTCTCGTGGTCTTCCAGTCGGAGAGCGTTGGTGTCCATGACCTGTCCGATTCGCTGTACCTCGATGGAAAGAGTGCGCAGCTCGCCGTAGATGTCGCGCGCCGTGATGGTCACCACGGAGTCGGTGTTGTCGGGCAAGTACGGCCTCAAAGAGTGGTGGCGCCGGGCGCCATGAGAGTGAAGGACGCGCTGTTGAGCTGTCCGCTAGGTCTGCTCCCGGAGGAGATCTCCCACGCGCCCGTGCGTCCAGGAGCGTTGGCGCGCAGAGTGATGCGGTCGCCTTGGGCGGCGAAGACGAGGCCTCGCAGTGAGCAGGTGAGGTAGGTGCTGGGCACGAGCGCTGTGTTGTAGGAGCGCAGCCATTCGCGTTCCCCTCCCTGTACCTGCTGATTGATGCAGACGAGACGGAGGGCAGGGGCCTTGCTGGTGTCGGCCGGCACGAGGGCGGTCACACTCGCGGTGGCGAAGTATGTGCCGGTGGCCGGCACGGTGAAGGACTCGCTATCAGCGGTGTTCCATCCGCCGTACTGGTCCGCGGTATCCCACTTGAGAGGCTTGTAGAGACCGTCATCGGGGATGCTGCTGATCTTACTCAACCCGCTGATAGCGATCCGCGGTGGATTGGATAGGCCGCGAATACCATCCCGGATACGGGCGTTCATCTTGGCTGCATCTGCGAGTTCGCGCGGATGCCATGCGCTTATGTCGACTGGGCTACCCCTTCATGCTGATTGCGGTTGGTCCGAGCATGACGGCGCCAAATGCGTGCCATCCGTCGTTGCTGGGTTCGGGCCGCCATGTCAGCCCCGTGCCGGTGCCCATAAGTTCAGTAGAGACGGTGTCGCCCGCCGCAAGGAACAGAACCTCGCTGTGGGGAATGGCGGTTGAGTAGTTGAGGCGTGTGTTCTGCCGTTGACGTACGGCGAAGGGCTGGCCATTGCGCAATAGGTTCACTTGGTAGGAGCCGTAGGGCCCTTGCGTTCCGTCGCGCTGGACCCCTGTGAACGCGGTCACGAGGTAGATGCCGGACCGGGGAACCGTGAAGGTGGTGCCGTCGCCGCTCATCCTCCAACCCCCACACTCTTCCATCGTGGCCGAACCCCACGGGATGAGCATGCGCTGTCCGGAGGCGGATGCGTAGGGACCCACCACGCGGGTCAGGATGCGCGCGGGACTGTAGAGGGTTCGTAGGGGAGTGGTGATTCGCGCTGTCATGTCGGCCGCAGTAATCACGGCCTGGTCCGCCCAGTCGGCCAGGGAACCGGTGGGTGAAGGGGCTTCAGTGAAGGAGGCTGCCCCGGGTCCAACCATGAGCGCGCTGAGGTGGCATTCCCACTCGCCTCCCTGGATTGCGTAGGCGGGATTGGGTGAGCCGGAGTCGAGATAGGACGCAACCGCGACGGCTTCACCTGCCCGGAGGTGAACTACCGTGCAGACAGAGACGACCTGGACGGATGCCTGAAGCGCAAGCTCGCGGACGGTGGCAACGGGGGCAATCGTTCCGTTCACTGCCCGGCGATCCACGTAAAGGACGACACCATCTCCGTTGGCTGCCGTGGCAGTTGTGCCAACACTGAGGGTCGAGGAGAGGACGTAGATGCCGCTATCTGGCGCCGTGAACCAGGTGCTGTCCTGGCTGGTGAAGCCGGTCGGTTGGGATGGCGCCCACGCGACGTAGATCTTCTTTCCCCGGGGGATCTTCTGCCCGGCCACTGCGCCGCGTGTGGCTATCCGCGGGGGGTTAGATAGATAAGTCAGAGGGTCGAGGATGTTGCCCAGCTTGTCGGCGGTGATGACTTCACGCGTAGCCCATGTGGGCAGGGACGGTACTGCTATGGGGTCACTCCAGGTATGTGGTCTTGCCGAGGATCGAGGCGGCTTGGTCACCGAGGATCCACACTCCATGCCCATCGGCGTTGGCTCGACCAGGGACCGTGATCAGCGCAGTTCCCAACTGGTCGACAGTAGAGTCGAGTTGAAGCACGCCGGGAGACGCAGGGGCTCCCACGGTATGTGCGGCCATCATGTGGACTTGCAGATCACCGAACCGGCCGAACGCCTCGGCGGTGTCGGTGAACCCGGCCGGCCAGCGGGTTCCCGTGAGATCGCGTGAGAGGGCGACGGCCACGTACAGGGATGTGTAGTCGCTACCGGCCTGGAGAGTCATACGGTCGGTGGCCGTGGCGGTCTTGTAGTCGACGAGCGCTTCCACAGGTAGGGCCGTGTTGTCCGCCTGCCGATAGACCAGGTTCATCACGACTGCTCCGGCGTCCTTGCGGCCGGAAACTCGCCAGGACACTGCGCGGCCCTTGGACGGATGCCACGCGAACATGGACACCTTCAAGCGGAGCTTGGTCGGGTCGAGCACAGCCGCAAAGGCGGCCCGTAACGGCGCGAACTCGGTTTCCACACCTCGGTCTTGCGGTGAGTCACTGGCGAGCATCAGGCGCGGAGCGGGGTCGGAAGCACCGTAGGAGGCACAGATGGATACCACGGTGTCATCGAGGCGGACCGTGTCCGGAAGGGAGACGGTAGCCACGTCGACGTCGGTGAAGGTGCCCTTCGTGCTGTCGCTGTACCTGGGGAACTCAACCGCGGTCGGCCTGGTGGTGCGCCATTGGCTTCCATCCCAGATACGCGGAGGATCTGCCCGCTTCCAGGCCTTGCTTGTCCGCGCCTGAAGTGTGCACGGCTTCCATGCGGTGCCGTCCCATCGCAGGGCGCTATTCGGCATAGGACACCCACACATCCCCAACCTGTGGATTGTCGGGTGGCGTGGCGCCGGAGAACACACGGGCCCGGCCGATGTTGGTGGCAGTGACTGTTCCAGCCGATGTCACGGAACCATCGGCGGCCACGGTAAAGACGCTGCCTGTGGTCGCTGGTGCCGACCGCCCGGGATGTGCGGTGATGAAGTTGCCGCCCGCTGTCGCACCGAGCGCGAGGGAGGTAGGGGCGCCCATGGTGTCGATATGCATCGCGCCGTTGTTGAACAGTCGCGTGAACGCGCTGCTCCCGTCCGTGAGTTGGTAGACGGTACCGACGCCGTCACCGGTGACTCGAATGGTGAGCCAATCGTGTGCGTCCGGAGATGTGACGGTCCCGCCGGCCTTCGGGAGAGCACGGTCGGCAAGGGAGAGTGCGTAGCTGCGATCACCATGCGGATCGAGCCCCTGCACGTGTTCGTCGAGGCGTGTAACGGTGTCGGTCGGCAGCATCATGTAGCGCCCGGATCCGAAATCGGCCCACAGGTATCGGGCGCCGTCTGGGCCGTAGAAGGCGGGGACCATGCCGTTCTTGTCGGCGGTCAGCATCGACATGGGATTGCCATTGGTGTCGATGAGGTCGGTGAGTTGAGTTGCGTCGGTGGCGCCTGAACTCCACACGGTGCCCGTTGCGTTGGGGAGTCGGGAGCCGGTAGTCGTCTCGGCTGCGGTATCGGTGGTGCCGCCAAACAGGTAGCGCATCAGGTCAGGCATTCCCCTCGCGGAAGTAGTCGGCCACGTAGACGCCACTGATGACGAGCGTGGAATCAACGGGGAACGACTGCCACCAGTCGCCACCGTTCATGGGGGCGCCCGTGGTCTGAAACACCGGCTGAACGCTGGAGCCGCCGTAGGTGTAGGCACTCCCGATCACGTAGTTGGGCATGCCCCCGTTGCCGTCGCCATGCTCGTTGTTCATCAGCGCGCACGTCAGGACCTGCCACATACCGCCGCGTGACTTCGTAGGCAGAGTGACGTTCAGAGCGTCGGTCTTCCACGTCTTGCCGGATGTGTTGCGAAGGTTGATGGAGACAAACATTGAGTTCGAGCTGAGCCACTGGTACTGGCCCTTGGCGCTGTAGCTGCCTGCGGCGTAGTTGAGTTGTGGGGTGTAACTCATGGCCTTGCCGAGGCTTGCCGCGATCGACCAACCGCCTCGCGATGCGTACATGTGCAGCTCTTCGGCGCCGGAGTCCGGGCTCTTGTAGTAGGCGAGGTCACCGGGTGTGGGGTTGGTTGGGATGTTCGTGGCCGTAACGGCTGGCGGCCTGCCCGCGTCAAGCAGAGTGCGTACGTCTCGAATGGTGTCGACGGCTGTCTGTCCTCGTCGGACAGTTACCTGTGCAAGGGGGTACTGCCACAGGCCACCGTCGATCTGCCGGACGCCAGGCGGCATAGGTACCGCGGCCGGCTGGCCCTTGAGGATTCGCAATGACGCCGTGCTATTCGGTATGTCGAGTTCGATGACGACGAGATCAACCCGGGGGTTCGGCTCGGTCTGCGTGCTGAGAGGCAGCGTTACAGGCTGGTCGGTCTGGTAGATGAAGCCGCGTACCCAGGCCTTGCCTGGGGCCACATCTACGGCGCCTGCCCGCGACGGGGAAACGGATACGGACAGGGCTGCATCGCCCCAACGTCCCACTACTCCGCTCGGTGCGGCCACGGTAGTAAGGGACTGCCAGCGTGCCGGATCGACGCGTTGCCCGTCGCCCTTGTCGAAGGGCCAGGAGGTCTCTGCCAAGTGGGTTCCTTACGGTTCAGCCCCCGGCATAGGAGAGGTAGCGGGGAACGTGGTGCAGTCGGATGAGCGTGGTGGGGCCTACGCCGGAGGCGGTGACACGCAGGTTGTTCGCGCCGGGACGCAGAGGCCACAGGGTTGAGTCCGTCGTCATTTGAGGCCATGCGTTCGCGTCGTTGAGCTGAACGGTCTTGACGCCGGGTCGTGTGTCGATGACCAGGGTTTGGCCCGCTGGCACGGCCACGTTGTCGCGGAGGCGGAAGGCCTGCCCTGTGGTGATGTTCTCCAGGACCAGGCTGGTGAGGGGCCCATAGACCGTCCACGTAGGCCAGGCCTCAACAGACGAGTCGTTTGCCGCCTTGACCAGACCACCGGGACTGAAGGATGCGTTACTGATCCGCAGAGGGAAGAAGCCGGGATAGGTCGTGTTCGACAGGAACGGGAGTGCCGTGCCGGTGTCGAGATGCCAGTCGTATTGCCGCTCTGCGGCGGAGTACCAGTAGGGATCCATCGCACGCAGTACGAGCGCCATCTTGATCCAGGTGAACGAGGCGTTTTCCTCGGTCTCGGAGCCTTCGGCGCCGGACACGTAGTAGCACTCCAGGTGTCGGGCGACGCCATCACCCTCGGTCGCAGTGATCCATCCGGGCCCCGCATCGGGGTTGAGCGCGCGCAGCAACCGGTTGTGCATCTTGAGCAGACTCGTGCGGTCCACGCCCCGGATGATCAGAGGAATGGTGATGTCACGAGTAGTTGCCCGAGTGGACCTGAAGAGGCCGCCAGCCATGTTGGGCAGCTGGTCGACCTTGAGGTCGAACGTCGGCATGCCCAGCCCCGCAGGACCTTTGGTGATGGCGATGCCGGCCGGGGAATTGCGGCCACTGATATCGCCGGTCAGGGCGATGGAGTCACCGTTTGATCCGGTCCAGGACAGGAATGTTCGAGGCCATGGGACCGGCGTATAGGTGGGGTCACTCGGCTGTCCGATGTCGGGCCGGTCGTCGTATGTCGCCGGAATCGGCATCGATCACATCCTGGTACTGAGTGCGTTGACCTTGCGCCACAGCGCCTTGATCTCGCCGAATACGTTGGTAGGCGCGTCCGTGCCCTGGTTGCCGATGCTCGGTGTGATGGTCGAGCCGTCGGCAGAGTCGGAGATGGTGACCTGACGAACGATGTCCTGCTGAACCGTGCCGTCCACGAGACATGTGACTCGGTCGCCTAGGCGCCAGTGCACACCGAACGTCTGGCTAGGCGTGTCGATGGGATACACCTGCATGTTGCCCACGGCCTGGCCCTCGCTGAGGGCTGCCGCAGCGCGTTGGTCCATGGTGGCCTGAACAGTTGCGACGGTCGTTCCCTGTTCGGTATTCGGGGCGAGAGCGGCCTTCCCGTCCTTGCCCTTCACGAGGGGGATGTCACGAGCATCGACGAACTGTTCCGCGACCATGCCCCAGTACGCTTCGGCGTCGCCGTCGATGTACTGCTTGATCCAACGATCCTTCCCTTCGCCCTGGGCGGCCACGATCGCGCGGGTCACCTTCGGCGCGGTCTGGCTGTAGATGACCTGCTTGAGGTTTCCGAGATCAGGGCTGAAACGGATCGTGTCCGTGCGGTCCTGGACTTGGTAGGTCTCCAGGCGGATGGTGTGGGATTCGGGGTCGTAGACGTTGCGCCATCCCAGCTGGCCGGCGTCGGCAATGGGGCGGATGACATCCCGCAGATTGTCGAACCGGGCGCTGAAAGGTGTCTTCGGCCCCCAGCGGTCATAGGGCCACGTTGCTCCGTCGGGAGTGGCGTATCCGGCCGTTCGGCGGTCGCCGCGGGCGTGTGATCCCGCGTTCCAGTCGACGAGGGATTCCAGGGCGTAGGCGGACTCTCGATTGGCTGCGCTGTCGGCGGCCCGAGTCTGCTGCTCCACTGGATTGCCGGGATCGGGGAAGGCAAGACGCGAAGCGACAATGAGATTGTCATCGGCGCCGGTTATCCACAGAGCGCCATCACCGGAGTCTTCATCGACGGTCCAGTACTTCTGAATCCCCTGAATGGGCCCGCTCATGATGGGCAGCGCCACACCCTCGCGGTACACGGCAATGCCGCAGCCCGGTTGGAAGAGTCGAGCGTGAGAACGCCCGGCGTTGATCTTGAGTGTCCACTGGCCGACGTCATTGAACTTGAGGACCATCTCCAGGGAGAGGTAGTCGTCGACCATGCCGATCGGTATCAACTGTGCATCGCGGACGATGACTCGGTACTCGCCCAACAGTCCCCCTTGATGGGTTGGCTCGCCACTCGTGGCGTGGTCGAGGTCGTCACCGGTGAAATGCCGTTCCTGGTGAACTCGTGCATCCGCACGTCGTATGGGACTGGAACGGCACGCTGCCGATGACCAGCAACGAACCAGCGGTCACAGAGAGGGGGTCCCGGGACTCACCTCTTGGGGGCTAGCGGGATCCAGGTTTGAAATTTGCAGGTCAGATGCGTAGTTGTACTCCCTGGCAGAGTTTGAGCTCAGCTTTTGTACACATCCGGCTCACGATGAAACGTGCATCCGGAGCGGTAGCGTTGTGGACCGAACCAAGGCCGGGACAGGAGCAGTTCGCGCCTCAAGAAGTCCGTGATCGCATACCAAGGGCATGCCCGCGATCACGATCTCCACCACACGCAGCATCGCTCTCACTGCGACGTCGCTTCGATGCAGGCCAGATCTTCCGCGTCGGAATCTCACGTCGCTCCGTTCAATCCCGTCACGCAGTGACGCGCGCCAGGAGAAGAGGAGTACGGCTGTGGCCACAACTCGTAGAGCAGCCAGCACCCGGCAACAGCCGCAATTCGAACTTCGCTGTGGTGGCCTGCACTTAACCATCCAACGCTTTCCGGTGTGGCTGATAACGCTGGTAACCACAGTCAGCGGCACTGGGGCAGCCTGGTGGACGAGTCGATAGGGCAGGGTGGGAAGGAGAACTGCCTTCCCACCCTGCTGCCCTTACAGGCCGTGCATGATGTGCGCCCGCTCAAGAGCCCGGAGGATGGTCTCCTCCGTGGGCACATCCGGAGCCGCGTACACGTTCACCGTGATGTCCCGGCCGCCCATCATGGAGGCGGTGTCACGAGCGGAGAACACCCGCTCACCGCCCTGCATCTGGATCAGCTCGGGACCCTGCTCGCCCACCAGGGCCAGGCCCGGAGAAGCGCTCTTGGTGCCCTTGGCATACCAGTGGTTCCGCTTCCAGAAATCCCATGCCTTTGCCGGATCCCCGTACCGGTCCTTGATGTATCCAAGGCCCCACCGTTCCTGAGTGACAGGGTTGGTGAGCCAGTCGGGACCAGCCGTGCCCATCTTGCTTGCGGGCAGCGACTGAGGGATGCCGTACGCCCCCGACGTGGGGTTCTTCGCGTACTGGTTCCAACCCGACTCGCGCGACCAGATGGAATCGAGGTCCCCGAAATGGGAGCCCCATCCCATCTGCGCGAGCAGCTGTTTGGCGACACCCTTGTTCTGCTCGGGAGTACCGCCGTCGAGGCCTCCCGCAGAGGGGATGTCCACGCCGGTTGCGTAGGCGCCGGGCCATCCGGAGAACGACGCACCCTCGACCTGGCCTCCCTTGGGGCGGAACACGTGATCCGGGTCCGACAGTGCCCGTGTGAGGCGTCGGACGGACGGACCGGTGTTGCCCTCGATGGTGTGGAGAACGCCGTTGGCCACCGACTCCACCAGGCCTATATGCCCGCCGTTCCGGAAGCTAACGACGTCGCCAGCCCGCGCCTGGGATGCGGAGATCTGCGATCCCGCGGCTTCGCTATTCCAGGTGGAAACACTCGGCCAACGGTTGCCAGGAGTGCCCTGCGGACTGCTCCAGTACGACGCGTTCGCGGACGCCTTGTCGACGATCCACGAGAGGAAGTCGGCACACCACTCCTCGCCGTTGAACTGGTTGTACTTGACCATGTTCGGCCCGGTCTCGGTGTAACCGAGCTCCTTCTGGGCCTGCTTGACCACTGCGGATGCGCCGCCCACGTGGTCATCGAGGTACTTGCCCCAGGACAGTACGGAGCCCTTGAAGTGCTCCACCGTGCCAGAGGAGACGACTCCCGCTGTGGCGAAGGTGTCCTTCACCGTGCGCGTCATCGCCTCGACTACGTCCGACCATCCATGCTCAAGAGCATCGGCGTAGCCGGAGAAGGCGTCGTTCTTGCGCGCCTCCACCCACGCGCTTCCGGCCGAGGACTTCCAGCCGACAGGCTGAACGATCCCGCCGTTCGCGAAGGCGTTGCCGCCCATGCGAGCCGCACGGTTCCATGCGTGAATGACGTCCGGGCCAAGGGCTCGAACAACCTCCGGCCGCAGAATTCCTTCACCGGGACTCAGGACGGCCGGCACCGTGTCATTGCCCGGCGAATAGCCAGGGACAACACCACCGTGCGCGAACCGCAGAGGCTTCAACGGCGCCGGAGCACCCGAGAGCGATGCCATGGCCGACGTCATGGACACCACACCGGAGTTGTACGGGCCAGACAGGACCGATCGAGTGGAGGAGTCCACGTAGGACATGGCAGAGCGCCATGAACTGGTGATCTCCGAACCCGCCGATCCGAAGGTGTCCCGCAGGCCGCCGACCCCGGACGACAGAGAGCCGAACGAGGCCAGTGACGATGCCTTCGACTGGTCGATCTGCTGAGCAGCGGCCATCCACACACCCTGATGTGCGGTGAGGAACTCCCGCTCCGAGCCCGCGAGATCACCGCGCACGCGTGAGGACCAGGCGGCCATCGAGGGCAGGACATCGTTCTGCCACGCCCCGCGTACCGCCGCGCCCACGGTGGTCCAGGTGTCCACGCTGGTTGCCTTGAAGGTCTCCGTCGTCGGGCTCAGGTCGGTCTTGACCTCCTGCGACATTGACACGAAAGACGGCTCGATCAGCGTGCGCCACATGCGCTCGATCAGCTCGGCCAGGCCCTGGAAATTACCGCCGCGAGCGGCGGCGTTCATGCCGTCGATCTGATCCGTACCGAGCATGCGCGTGATCTCGGGCCGCAGGACGGCTTCACCCGGGCTGAGCATGGCACGGACGCTGTCACGGCCAGGCGCGAAGCCGGGCACGACTCCACCCGTGGCATAGCCCTGGGAGAAGTCGAGCAGCCCGGCCGTGTTGGGCAGGGCGTCTTTCAGGCCCTGGAGGAGATCGTCGAGGACCTCCTTCGCGTAGCCGGAAGGGCTCGTCGCGATGGCGTCGATAGCCCGCCAGGCGTCGGAGAACATCCCGACGAACCCGGAGAACTGCTCAGTCGCCCAGTCCTTCAGATCACCGAGGACGCCGCCGGGATCGGTGATGAAGCGCCCGGCAAGCGAGAGGAGTTCCTTGACCCCCGTCCACAGGTCCTTGACCAGACTGAGGAGATTGTCGAAGACCTGCGAGACGGTATCGAGGCTGAAGACCTGTCCGGCCATGCGCTTGGCGCGACCGACGATGTTGCCTTCGCCGTGGTAGACCTGCGACATGAATGCGTCGCCAACTACCGGCGATACCAGCCCTGTTGCGAGACCGGCCAGCTGAGTCCACGGTGTGCCTTCAGCCTGCTCGATCAGAGCCGGAGGCATCTTCTTCGTAACCCACTGGAGCAGGTTGTCCGGCAATCCCTGAAAGCGGCTTCCCGCCCAAGTGACCTTGGTACCCACGAAATCCCGGATGTTCGCACCGGTCTGACCCAGCTTGGTCGTGGCGCCGTCAACGCCAAGTGCAGCGGTAGCAGTACGGGCCAGGCTCGACAGGTCGAGCATGCGACGCAGCTCGTCGAACTGGGAGAAGAACGACCCCAGTCGACCGCTGCCACCACTGTGTCCGCCTGCCGAAGGGGCTGCCGCAGAGCGCGCCATACTCGGCGCGGCCATGAGGGAGAACCCACGAGGAGAAGCAGCCGCAGGGGCCGCCATTGCGCCCGTGCTTCCTCCGCCGCCGGCCGCTCCGGAAGGCCCGATCGACCCTCCACCGAACGACGCGTGAACGCCCGTATCTACGAACCCGCGGATCGAGGGACCAGGTGCAGAACGGGTCTTCTTCCCGCCGCCCTTGCCCTTGCCGCTTCCTCCGCCATTGCCGCCCTTGGAGGAGCTACCGCCGGTGGCTTCATCCACCGACTTCAGCGCAAGAACCAGAGCGCCCGTGGCCTCGGTGACGCTGTCGATCTTCTTCTTCAGATCGTCCAGCTTGCCCTGAACGCCCTTGAACTCGACCTTATTGATCTTACTCAGAGCCGAGTTCAGGCCCGCCTTGGACGTCGGAAGGCCCGTCGCGTCCTTCACGTCATCGACGGAGGACTTGAGGCTTCCCGGCCCGTTGAACCGGGCTTTGATCGTCTCAAGGCTGATGTCCGCGACGTTGCTGATAGCCGACGCAAGGCGAGATACGGACTCCCGTGCCCCCTGCGCGGCCGTGCGAACACTGCCTTCCGCGCCGTCGAGCTGGCCGCGTACCTGAGCGGTCGATGCCCCCTGATTAAGATCAGTAAGAGCAGAGCCCGCACCTCGCACGTGGCGCTCAGCCGCAGAAGCAGAAGCGGCAACGGACGTTGTTTCCCCGCTGAGTTCGGACTGTGCATGGCCCAGACTCGTAGTGTTGAGCGGGTCCAAAGCCTGGGTCTTGATGGCCGTGATAGCGCTCTCGGCCTTGGCTGCTGATGCCTCCAGAGAGGCGCCTCCATCGAGGCCGGCCAGGCGACCGCGGAGCCCGTTCACGTCCGCGTTGTTCAGCGGGGTGATGCCGAGAGTGCGGATGTGGTCAATGGCGTCCTGCGCTCGGATTGCTACGTGGGAGATCGACTGCGGTTGACCATCGAACTCGCCCTGCACGTGCGAAAGACGCACGTCATTGACGCGGCGCAAGTCGAGGTTGAGAGCCTTGATCTTCTCCTGGAGCTGCTTGATCGCGGTCTCCGCTTCGGAGACGTTGATCCGGATCCGCTCCTCCTGCGACTGCGGAACCGCAGGCAGGTGATCACTTGCGGTTCGCCGTGCATTGCGGCGCCGATCGCGTCCCTCTTCGCGCCGCTGATTGCGGAGCTGGCGGTTGAGAAGAGCGCTTTCGTCGTCGGAGAGGTCGCCGCGGTCCCGAGCCTGGGATATCCCCGCGCGAGTCTCCTGACGAGAGGCCCTTGCCCGCTGTCGGGGCGTGCGGCGGCTCTCGCGGTACTGACGCCGGTTCTCGCGGATATCCCGTTCGTTACGCACCAGCTCAGGACCGTTCGCGGCGGTCTGCGGTGTGACGTTGCGGAACTGTCGGAGAGCCTGGTTACGGCGCTGGAAGTCCTGGCGTGCCCGTGCTCGCCGGTCACGTTCATCGAAGTCGATCAACCCGCCAGAAGCGTACTGGGCGGTTGCACGGCCGTAGCCGCGAAGCGTCGCACTGCGACTGTCACCCCACCGGCGCCGGGCGTTGCCACGGCTGTCGCGAAGCTGGTTAGTCCAGCCCCAACCGTTCTCACGAGCGGCATTGGAGCGACTGCGAGAGGCCTGATAGCCGCCAGTGAAGCTGCCCCCATTGCGGCGGGAGATGACACCGGATGCGGTGTGCTTGATGCCACGCGAGAGGCCGAGGCCGGCCTTGGTGATGCCCTTGGCCGTACCGAGTGCCGCCTTGGCGAGGACCTTGCCGGATCCGAGGATGCCACTGACCATCCCGCCGAACTTGCCGAGCACCTTGGCCGCGACACCGAAGGCAATCAGGAGCGGCAGAGCCTTTACGGAGAAGAGCCCCACGGTCTTCAAGGCACTGGCGAGCGCCGGGTGATCGCGGATGAACTCGACCGTGCTCGTCGCGATGTTGATGACCTTGTTAACGCCGTCGACGAAGGCCTTCGCGGCAACCTTCAGCCCGGGAAGACTCACCTTCCACAGGCCTTGGAGACCATCGAGAACCTTGAGGACCTGCTTGTAAAGGTCGGTCTGCACATGCGTGAGCATGCCCGTATTGGGGTCACGCTGGACCTCGAAATTCCCGTCCTTGTCGCGCTTGGCGAAAAGACCCATGAGGTCTCGCTGGGCGTTCTCCTTCATCGCCTGAAGGCGGCCCTTGATCGTTGCGTTCTGGGCACGCTTGGCCGCGTCCTCGATGCCAGTTCCGGACTTGATCAGGGCCTCAATGAACTCGTGCCCCGAAGGAGCAGCGGACTTCGTCATCGCCGCCATGAGCTGAGCAGATGCGCTCTTGCTCTTGGTGGGAGTGCCCTTGTCCTCTACATAGGTGGCCTTACCGTCCTGGAAACCGCCCTTGATGTACTTGCCGTCGTCATCCTTGACCCACTTGCCCTTGACCTGGCTGAAGTGCTGGCCCTTGGCCTTTGTAGTGCCTCCACCCGGAGCGTCCTTGTACCCGAGCATGGTGGCGATCTGCTGCATCGACATGTTCGTCGCGTTCTCAAAAGGCTTGAGATTGCGAAGCGTCAGCTTGTCAGTGTCAAGGATGTACGCGATCTGCTGCATTGCCCGTGCGAGCTTCTCAGGGTCGGTTATACCGCCCTTCGCCGCATTGTTGGCAATGGCCTTGATCAGGGTCTCTGACTGGTTGGCTGCGGCATCCGGCTTGGTGCCATGAGAAGTCAGAATTCGCACATACTGAGGCGCGAATTCGTTCATGTCGTCAAGAGAGAAAGAGGAGTTGATGGCGAACTGCTGAAGGTCATTCAGCATGCGCTTGGTCGCCGTGATGGACACGCCAAGCCCGCCTAGGGAGTTGGCCGCCTTGTCGAACGAGTCGGTTGCCTTGACGCCAAACACGGTGGCCATGCCGCCCGCCGTAGCCAGCGGTGTGACGATGTTCCGGTTGATCAGGGCCCCGAGTTCAGCGGACTGGGTACCCATGTGTTCGAGCTGCTGAGAGCCACGCTTCCAGCGAGTGGCGGCCGTCGCGAAAAGCCCGGCCTGAGTCGCTGAAGCGGCCTCCTGGGCGCGCGTGGCGGCAGCAAGCTCGGTACGCAAAGCCGTAAGCCGCTCGGTCAGCTCGGCCTTGTAGGCAAGCGTGGCCTCACGCTCGGATGCGATCTCCTGAGTCTTCGCGGCCTTGTAGTCGCGTAGGCCTTCGCGGAGATTCGCAGTGAGAGCCGCCTGGTTCTCGCGCAGGAGAGCCTTGTACTGGGCGCCGGTCTCTTTGAAGGCTGCCTGCTTACGGGCCTCACCGAGCTGGCTCGCACGAACCATCGCCTTGACGGCGGACTCTTCGTCCAGGCCCATCGTGGACAGGATGCGCTTGTGCCGGGTGCTGAGCCCCTGCATGGCGCGATGCTTTTCGTCGGCTGCGCTGAAAGCCATCTTCACGACGGCGGCAACGGCCTGGCCCTCCTTCTCGACTACCCACTCAATGGCTCGCGCCTGTGCCTGAGATGCACGTGTGGCGGCAGCCTTGAGGGCGGATTCGGAGCGACGGCCGGCCTCGGCGGAGTTGAGGGCGAAGCCCTCCAGGGCGGCATCCACGCGGGGAACGAATCCCCGGTCGAATGCCGTTCCTGCACCTTCACCGGCCTGACCCATAGCCCGCTCAACGGCAGCCTTCATGCGCCGTGTGCCGGTTTCGTCCAGCGTCGGTGTTACGGGGACCTTGGCCCGCGCTACGGGGATGCCAGCGTCTTCACCAGCCAAGTTCACGTTCCTTAGAGCGAGTTCATTTGACCGAACCAAGCCGCTACGTCGGCGCCAGATGCCGTCGCGGGGGCAGGGGGTTCGGGAGGTTCAATGCCGGGGCGCCACATCGGCTCAGGCGCATCGAGGGCGTTTTCACTCGTCGAGTTGGCGCTGATGAAAAGCCAGTTCGAGGCTTCAAGCGCGTCTGAGATCCGCGCGAGGATGTGCGCTTCGTGCGTCCAGATGGCCGACTCATCGATGGCAGCAACCAGGGCTCCGGAGCCCTGGCGTGTGAGGAGAGAGGTGATCAGTACGTGCAGGCGACGCAGAGAAAGCCGACCTGTCCAGAGGTCCAGCAGATCGATGCTGAAGACCTCCAACAGGTCGGCTTCCAGGGCGTCACTGTGTTCCCTCACCACGGTGAGGGTGCGAATCAGTTTCCCGAATCACCGAACCCGGCCGCCTCGGCCACGTCCTGGGCGAACTTCTCGAAGCCCTCGATGTCGGTGTCCAGGTCGAGGAAGGTCTCCCACTGAGTCGGGCCGACGATGGCCTGAATGATGGCGACCTCACTGCGGTCCTCCTCGATGGCCAGGAGCACCTTGAACGGCAGCTTCTTCGCGGACGGGACAGTGAACTCAACATCGTGAAACTCGAAGGTAGTCGGGGCATCGGTCGCCTCGGCCTTCTTCGCCGCAGTGGTCTTCGTCGTGGTGGTGGCAGCCAAAGTAGAACTCCAGGAAGCTAGGTAAGAGCGAGCGGAGACGTCCGGGCAGTTAGAGTGCTCGGCGGGTCACCGTTGAAGCGCAGCCTTGATCCACTCAGGGGAGAGTGCAGGTCCGCAGATGGTTTGGTTGATTGCCGGATTCATGCCGATACTTATCGTCGGCTTCATCGTGTCGGTGTTCTGTATCGCGCTGTCCTTCCTCGCGGAAGACAAGGCGAAGCGAGCTGGATGTCTCGTGGTATCCGCTACGTGCGCGATTGCATGTCTGTTTCCTTTTGTCTGTATCTGGAGCGCGTCCTAGGACACACGACTCTCCATGGGGTCAATTGAGGAAGGCTTTGAATCAGTAAGGTCGGAGCTCAGGCGCCGATCGGCTGGTTACCTCCGCCGATGTCGAGGGGGTTCTCGATCGGAGAAGAGGTGTCGCCGGCGTCCGGAGCGGTCTTCGGGGCCGGAGGAATGACCGGCGGGGGAGTCGGCGAGATCGACGGGTCATCGCTCAGGAAGTAGCCAAGCAGGCTGTCCGAGTCGAGAGCGTCAATCGTGAGCTCCAGACCCTGATTCTTGGTGCGGGTCAGGGAGATGGAGCCGCGGTCGGAGACCATCGCCCGGCCGATCACCGCACGATAGGAAGCCACATCGTCTGACCAGTCGACTACGAGAGAGATCTCTGCGAGGTCCGGGTTGGAGGACAGGTCGAGCCGGTACTGATCCCGTCCACTCTTGGTCTTCTCCGTGGTCTTGGACCACTCGGCGCCGTAGAAGAGGCGCGTGGTATTGGCGTTGACCTGCTGAAGCGTGCTCTTGATCTGGAAGCTTGCGGACTTCACATACCGCAGGACCGGGACACTGGACTGCCACACGGACAGTTCATCGGTCTCGATCTTCGGTGTGATCTCGACGCCGTCTTCCGACGTGTATCCGAGCTCGATGAAGCCGGTTGCCGTCAGGTCCTCGTCGACAGCCTTGGGGAGAGAGACAGCGGGAAGGGCCCCGAAGTGGACGGAGAGCTTGCCCCGCGGGGCAAAGCGGATCTGAGATGCGTTGTTGGCATTGGCCACAGGCGGAAGGTTCCTTACGAGGTCTGGGCATGACTGCGTGCGGCCAGGCTTGGCGGCACGGATGATGGGTGTGGAGGGGGCCGTACGTGCTTGCAACCCCGTTCGGCGCGCTCACAATGGAGGCAGTTACTGATGGGCGGTACGGCCCCCCTGGCTGCCTCATGACCCCTGCGGCCGTCCCCGAGTAACGCGGGGGCGCGTGGTGCACGGGCAGCAGTCAGGTGGACGCGTCGGTGAGATAGAGCGCGACCGCGGCGACGTATCGGTATTCACCCGAGGTCATGTCGGCCAGGTGGAACGGGCTGTGGACCTCGGTGACATCGAGCACCAGGCCACCGCCGGCCACTGTTCCGGGAAGGTCCTCAAGGAGGTGTTCCCGCAGGACGTATGCCAGGTCGGCAGCCTCGCGCATGCTGCGGTGATAGGTGTTGATGGTGAAATCGACGCGGTCAGCGCGGTGGCGTATAACGCGGTATCCGCCGGTGCCGTCGAGGATGATGGACGGCTGGCCTTTGACTCGATCGATGAGCGAGGCGGACACGAGGATCCCGGCCGTCTCCGGGAGTGCTGTGAGGTAGGCGTGCAGGACGCGCATCGGATCAGTCCGCATGCGTTGTCCGCTCGCGCATCACAGCATCCCGAAGGAGATGCCGGGCGGGAGTCTTCATAGTGCCGTATTCCAGGTGCATGGCGTGAGCCGCTCCGCCCGGTACGTCGGAGTCGGGAATGACGAGTCCTGTCGGCTTGCCGTCGGCCCATACGATGCCAGTGCGGACGTTGATCGCTGCGGCGGTTCGGTTGCCCATAGGGCGTCGGCGGTTGTACCGGGCGAGCATGGAGCGATACCGGCGAGCGATACGCAGCGTGGCTTTCTCGACCTCGGCCGCGGCCTGGGTGCTGCCCTCAAGGCGGACCATTGCGCGGGGGTCCCACTCAATCTCGTAGAGCTGTCGACTCAATGAGTCACCCCCCACAGGCGGACTTTCACATGTCGCAGGCGCCCCTTGTCCCACCGCTCGGGCTCGCCCAGGACCTCGTACCAACGGCCGTTGTAGAGGACTCGATCGGCCGAGTCAGGCTCTGCCGATACGGGGAGATAGGCAGTCAGCATGGTGCTGGATGTCTCGTTGTTCGGGTCGCGATCCTCGTACGTCTTGTAGGGCTGAACGCTGGCCGGCCCCGACCAGATGCGCCGAGCGGTTTCCCAGTCGCGACGCCGCGTATAGGCGTCCTGGGTGATGGGGGCGCGGTAGATGTCGAGGACATCGTCAAAGCGAATGGGGCCTCCTCACGTGGGTCGATGTAACTCGGCGCCGGTAGCTGCGAAGAGCTTGCTCAGCGGCAGGGGACAGGCTCTGTGTAGGGGCAGCCGTGCCGTAGTGCGTCTCCAGTTCGCCGATCCTTTCGGCGGTGACGCCGGGCTGTACGGCAAGCCAGCGGATGACTTCGGTGCACACCACGGCGGTCACTGTGGGCGGGACCAAGGGATAGCCGTAGGAGGCCCGCACAGTGAGCATGCGGGCCTTCCCACCGGCGGGAGGCTGCCACCCCCCAGCACGCCACAGAGAGCGGCGGCTGTAAGACCAGTCATTGACAGGGGAGCCGTCCCCCCATCGGACATCGGTGATGGAGGCGAGCGGAAGCATGAAGCGGGGGAGTGGAAGCTCCACCCCGGCTACGGGGTCGAGCGGGACCAGGCCGTCATTGTGATGCTGGAAGTCCGTCCCGCAGTAGTCGACTACGAGGGCGGAGACATCGAGGAGGAAGGCGCCAATGCGCGGCCTTTCCTCATCTGAGAGGGGGCGGCCGATCCGGGCTGCCACGTTCTCAATCGTCGCGAGACTCGGCATCAGCCTCCTTGGGAACGGCCTTCTTACGGGCCCTGCGAACCGGTTTCTTCACCGCGGGCGGCGCGGATTCGTCGCCCTCTTCCCGGCCGACAATCCGCTCTGCAACACGCATCGCGGAGACGGCACTCCTCGGGGAGAGGGTCAGGAAGAAGGGCCTGCCGGCTTCGGGCCAACCGCGATGAGCTGCTCCGGGCGGACGATCTTCGCGTCGAAGTGCACTCGGCTCTTGATGGCGTCGGTGAACTTCTTCTCCGGCTTGTATGCCGCCATCTCCACGTGCGGGATGACCACGGAAACGCAGTTGGTCGCACCCAGGAGCATGTCGACGTTGCGGAGATTGTCGATCGCGGGCTTCACCAGAGGCTTGGACGGGGTCTTGACCGTGCCGAGCTGGTTGGAGACGTACACCGGGACACCGAGGATCTGACCAATGTGACCGGTCGGAATGACGGGCTGCCCGTAGAAGGAGGCGTTAATGAACTGCGGATCCTTCAGGAGCTCCTTACGGAGCGACGGCGAGATGATCAGGTACCGGTCTTCCGGCGCCTCGATGTAGTCAAGCTGCATGATCGCCTCAAGGACCATGTCATAGGCGCTGTCCTTGGCGGTCCGCGCGATCATCTCGACCTTGGAGTGCAGGTCAAGCATCTTGGTCTCGTCAGTGATGCCGGACTCGGCGCTGTTGTAGTCCTTGCCGTTCATGGCGTGGACGATCGTGTCAGCCACGAGCCGGTCCAGGCTCTTCGCGGCCTGCTTGCCACGCTGCCGCACCAGGTTGGTCATCTTGTCGATGCCGGGCTGGGTGAAGAGCTGATCAAGACTGTCGATCTCGATGTGGAAGGAAGAGCCCTTCTGCACCGTCATGCGGATGTAGTCAAGCTCCGCGTGGTCGGCTTCACCGATCTCGCCGTACGACTTCACGACGCCCTTGTCCTCAACCGTGTCGAGGAAGTGGGGGATGCGGATGGTGTCACCGCCGCGCTTGAACTCACCTTCATAGGTCGAGTTCACGATGAGCGGGGAGGAGAGGATGGAGTGCTGCTCCAGGTCCTCCAGGAGCTGAGCGGTCCAGATCTCGGGGGAAAAGGTGCCCTGTACGCCAGCATTGAGACGCTGGCCGGCGTCCTTGTAGAAGCCAGTAGCCAAGTGGAGAAACGTTCCTTCTGAGTGTTAGAGCTCCCCGCGCATGAGCGCGTCCAGGTGGCCCTTGGAGCGGGCGGCGTTGATCTGGGAAGCGGTCATGCGGGAGAGGTCGGAGCGGGTGAGCTGTCCTGCCTGGCTGGTGCCCTGGCGGCCGAGACCGATGTCCTGCTTGTACTCAGGCTGAGGCGGTGCGCTCGGGGACAGCGTGGTGACGAAGGCGTTGATGGCCTTGGTGTCCGGCTGGCCGTCCTCACCAAGGAAGCGCGCAAGGTTCAGATAATCGGGGGCCGGGAGCGTGGCGCCGGTGCTTGCAGCCTGAGCGCGCATCTCTGCGGCCACCAGCTGGTGGCCGACTTCAGAGAGAGCAGCCGTGCGGGCCTCGGCACGGGCAGCCTCGATGGCGCGTTCCTGCTCGGTCATGGCGGCCTGGCGGAAGGTCTCAAGCTCCTTCGACGCGTCCTTGAAGGCCTTTTCGTTCTTGCGGCTCATCGAACGCCACTTGTCGACCTCGGCCGCGAGAACAGTCGGATCCGGCACGTGCTCAGAACCCGAAGGGGTCGAGTTCGCGGCAGGCTCGTTGGTGGAAGCGGGGGCGGGAGTCAGCTCGGTCATGGGGCTATCAGTCCGTTTCGGAGGTACGGGAGGCTTCCGTTGCAGAAGCCTTGGGAGGGAGCGCTTTATCGGCGCGAGCCGTCATCGCCAGCGATCTTGCGTGCGGAGTTTCCGGCGTTGCCCCGAGGGGCGGTAGCGGCCATCTCGGCTGGATCGGCAGGCTTGTCAGCGCCGGGGGATCCGCCGCCGGAGATGGCAGAGGGGTAGGAGCCGATGAGCTCCTCCTGGTCCTCCAGGAGCGCGGGGAAGCGGTCGATCTCCTGGGGAGTGAAGCCCGCACGCTCCCACAGCACCGCGGCAGGCACACCCAAGGAAAAGAGCTTCACCAGGGCATCCATGTGCTGTGCTTCAGAACGGTTCTCGACGTCGGCCCAGATGACAGACGCGTCAAATGCGGCGGCCCGCTGGTCCTGCTTGACCTTGAAGCACAGGCGCATGACCTCGACCCAGGCCCGCCCGAAGTGGAGGATGCGCTCCTTGATCTTGGCGACCAGGCCATACTCAGCAGCCTCGGCGCCTTCACCCGTTGCGGGCTGGCCCGTGGAGTCGATCATCCAGTGCGGTAGACGGGCGATGCTTGCCAGGTGCTTGGTGAGCAGGTCAACCAGCGTGCCGTAGTTCGACAGGTCAGCGGCCTGGAACTGCCCGAAGCGTGCTTGGGGGTCCTCGGCCTGGAGGACCTTGTCGATCGCAACTCGGAAGGGTTCGATCGGGTTGCCGTCGGCGTCCTCCGCGATCTCCAGACCTGTGACGAAGCGCGCCGGGAAGGCCGCCATTTCGGAGGCCACCAGAGCATCCGTGATCGTCTTGTTGATGGCGTCCTGAAGGGGAATGATCGCTTTGAGATCCGACTGTGCGGTCCCCGTCAGCCGGAGCCGGTTGGAGATCGGCACGACCGGCACCACACCGAGTGGGTTAGGTGCCTGCACAGGCTCAAGCCATCCGTGCTCGCCAGTCACCGACGTATAGAGGTACTCCGGGGTCCACAGGGTGACGTGTTGGCGCCCCCAGTCATCCGTGAAGAACTTCGCCGCCGCGTCCAGCTCGGTGCGGCTGCCGGGCTTGTACTGCACCACTACGTTCTCTGCGGACTCGCAGGAGATGACGGGTTCGCCATCGACGCCGGCCCACACAATGGCGTAGGACTCGCCGTGGATCATCGCATCGAGGTGTGCCGCACTCGACTGCACGTCCATGTGGTTGCGCTGCCAGATCGCGTGGGCGTCCTCGTCGGCATCCGGATCCGTCGTCATGCGGAAGCCGATGACCCGAAGGCGCTCGTTGACCGCGTCGACGATCAGCGCACAGAAGTTGTCGGACCAGGAGCGGAAGGTGTCACCGAAGGCCGTGTTGTAGATGGCCTGGGAGAACGGCATCGTGGTCTGGTTGCCCTCGTAGTACTCGGCATAGCACCGGATCTGCGAGAGCTGTGAACCATGCTTGCTGTGCAGGTAGTTGACCCACTCCAGGGCCGTGGTGGGTGGGGAGGTGAAGTTACTGATCTTATCCAAAGCCGACTACGCGTCTCCTTCTTCTCGTCAGTCGCCCGTCGGCTATCGCATCGGCCCGTGCCTCGAACGCGAGGATCGCGCACACGGCAAGGTCGATCTTGCGCTTCGACTTGGGGGAGTCCTTGCGGATGAGGACGCCTTGGGGAACCTCGCGGGCCACGGCGTTCAGCACGTGGCGGGTCAGCTTGGTTTCGCCTGAGTGGCTGAGGTCCTTGGTGGTCACCGCGGTACGGAATCGCTCGATTGCGTTGACCATGCGGCTGGGCTTATTGGTCCAGTACTCGAAGACCTTGTCATCGCCGTAAGCCAGTGCCCACCGTCCAATGGCTTCCTGCCAGTGCGGCGGATCGGCGTACATCCACTCAACTGAGTAGGTTCTGAAGGCCTGTTGAACTGCGGCTTCCACGGCCAGGACGTCGACCTCCCATTCGGGGCCGGCCTGCTCTGGCTTCTCCCACACTCCGATGGTGAACAGACGCCCGTCGCGCAGGCGGACACCTATGATCCCTGTGGCGTCATGGAAGAGACTTCCGTCGAATCCGAGGGCGATCTGATCACCCGGACGGATCGGATCATCGTCTGTGGCACAGGCGTCCCACTCGGTCTTGCTCATCCATGAGTCGGCCGACTCGGCAATGTTGTTCAGGTAAAACCGGTAGTCGTGAGCGGGGTTGGTTCCGTACACGATGACGCTGACGAGCTGGTCAATCGGTGCCCACCACGAGTCTCCGTAGGCCTCGACCAGCCCGGCCCGGACTGCATCCGGATCCTTGAGGTTGATGCCAGGAGACGCCTCTCGGCAGTCGTAGAGGATCAGTGGGTTGCCGTTCAGCACCTTCTCGTGCGTGAGCTGCGCAACCGATGCCTCATTGGGGTCGTACGCGTTGGTTGTCTGGACGACCCGCGAACCCTGCGACAGGGTCTTGTTCGTGTTGCGGCCCAGGGTCTCGAAGAACCCCGGGCCTGCGTTGCTGTGCACCCAGTGGTGCGTCTCGTCAGCTACGACGAACGCCACGCGGCCCCGGCAGACAGTCAGCCTGCCGGGGCCGCGCAAAGGTAGGCCTCGCCCCCTCGTTGCCTCGGGTCGACGACGTAACCGGCGTGATCTTTCCAGGACGATTGCCCTTGAACTGGATCATCGTCTTCGAGATGTCCAGGTCATATTCACGCTCGGCCGGCGACTCCGAAAGCATGCCGCGGATCATGTCCATCGTCTGAGCCGTCTGGTCCAGGGATGTCGCAGCAAGCTGCACCAAGGGAAGGTGAACCGGCTTGCCCACCGGGATCAAAGTCCCGTTCTTCGCCGTCTTGATCTGGCCCGTCCACCGGCATGGACCGATGAACTCGATGATCGCCAGGGCGGCGAGAAGCGGCGTCTTACCGAATCCCTTCGCGCGGCGAAGAGTTGCCTCGGTATAAACCCAGCCGCCGTCAGGCTTCAGGGCGTAGAGCCAGAGAATGAAGTGTCGCTGCTCTGGGGTGAAGCGCCACGGCGCTCCTGCGTTCTCCCCATCAGGCTGGACAATGTAGCGCTCGGCCCAGCCCAGGATGTGATGCCCGAGGGTGAGGTCGGGCTCGTGTGCGGGGAGATTTCCCGTCTGCGGCACGGCCCTCCTCTGACCTTATTTATCCAATGAGGTCGTCCAGGACGTCATCACCGGTCGACTGCTCGCTTTCCTTCTTCACCTTCATCCGCAGCCGTTGACGGTCGAGGACCGTGCCACCGAGAAGGGATTCCTGCTGCCGAAGTTCCGCATAGGCCTTGAGGTCTGCGCCTTCCATCTCGTAGATGCGCTGGACCAGAAGCACAAGGATCTTCAGGCGCTGAACGTCCGTGGGAAGGAACTGCTCAGCCTGTGCAGAGTGGCGCCATGTCTCCCACCACTCCTGTACTGCCGGGAGGTAGCGCTCGGCGTTGGGGAGTTCGGGGACGATGCTGGAACCGGCACCGGTGAGGGGTGCCTCCATGTGCTTGTTGCGGCGTACCGCGTTTTCCTTCGGCGGTACACCCCTGCCAGCCATGCAGCTCCTTTGAGTTAAATAAGTCAGTGGCCGTAGCGACCCTGGCGGGCCTCACGGCGGGTCTTCTCCCGGTGGCAAGTACCACAGCAGGCTGCGAGATTCAGCGGGGATTCGGTGCCCCCGAAGGCAACCGGGACAATGTGATCCACCTCGTTTGCCTTACTTCCGCAGATGTAGCAACGGTGGTTGTCCCTGCGGAGAATGGCCAGACGCACTCTGTTCCACCCGGACGAGCGAGACTCATTCCGCTTGGACTTTCGCGCCCAAGGCTTGCGATGATCTATGTACTTTGGGGCGTGCTCGGCACATCCGCCAGCCTTAATTGCAACCCGAGGACATCCTGAACGGAAACAAGTCTGTTGAGCTCTGGGCACTAGAATTCCTCGGGGCTTCGCCCCGGGTGAGACCAGACTGCACAGCCTGTATCGACGTGATGGAATCTCACCCGGGGAACAAGAAACCCCGCAAAGGTTCTCTACCTATCAAGGGAGCATCAACTCTGCGGGGAGTATATTTAAGTGACTATGAGAGTTCTTTTAGTTCTTTCCAGAGTGGAAGACCTTTTGTTCTTTTCTTATCTCTCATACTTGGAGGCCTAGTCACGAAAGTCCGATCAGGCCCCCCTTGTGCTGTGACGCTCGTCACACCCGATCAAGTTGCCGAGGCCTGCACACTTAAGTAATGTTCTCCATGTCGCCGCACCGAGAGTGCACAGACAGCCCCGGAAAGCCGGGATTGATAGCTGAAGAGCACCACCCCGAGGCCACCCCGAGAGCGCGGGAGGTCTCACCTTGAACATCCGACGCCGACTCTTTCGGCGTCAGGCCAGCTGGCTGCAAGGCCTGCTGTCACAGGGACTTCTACCTCATCCGCCGGTTCGCCGGCCGCTCAGTGTGGGCGCTTCAATCACACCGGACATGAGGGACGACGAAGCTCCGGAAGCAGGAGAGCTTTGCGGCCGGCTGTGCTCTATCTCTGAGGGCTTTGCAGGCCTCCTCACCTGTGTGAGTAGACGTGCTAGACCCTCAGCTCACTAACGAGGATCGAAATGAGCAATCGGTATCACAAGCGCGAAAAGTGGCGTGAGAAGCGCCGAGAGGTAAGGGGGGAATACAGAGTTTTCTCGTCCGGCAGACCGACATCCCGAAGTGCCCAATCGGGATCACGTCGCTCGCTTGAAGACTGGTCCAGCATCGAGACGAATGTCTACGCGGCGAACAACATGGCTGCTCCAGCCCGCTGGGGAGGGGCTTGAATCACTTCATCATTGAGGGCGAAGATTTTGCCCGAGCTGCATACAACGCCCTTGCGTTCACACCAGCCCGATCGGTAGTTCCCGCTGCCATCCTCCATGTGGAGGCCGCGGAAGGCTACTTCCTGGCCACGGACACCTACGCAATTGGGCGCGCAAGCGTTGGACCTCTTGAGGGTTTCTGCTCGACAGCCGAAATGGAACTATCGCGAACCGATCTTAGTGAACTGGACAAGATCGGCCGCTCCTGCAAAGGTCAGCTCAGGGTCACCGTCCGAGATGGCGGCGAGCTCATAGCGGCTGGAATTCAGGCCAACGTGCAGACCGTCATCCCGCGACGCTCCTTCGAGTACGATAAGGGTGTATGGAAGCTCTGTACGTCACTTCTTGAGAAGCTTGACCGTGAAAACGTAAACGTTCCTGAACTTTTGGCTCTGGACCCCGGGCTTCTGTCTCGATTCGGGAAGATCAAGACCCCAAAGGGGACTAGCCCGATGCTGGACTTAAAGATCACGGCCCACGATGAACCCATCCTCATCAGATGCGGCCCCCTCTTCACGGGGGCCCTAATGCCGGTCGATCGTGAAGTAGCTGAAAAGTCTGCCGCGAGAGGCGTAGACTTTCTTTGGTGAGGGAAGTGAGTAAACCAGCATGTATTTGATGAACGGAGTGCACTCATGGGTACTGGCAAGGATCTGCCCTCGGCCAACGAACTGTCAGACCTTCTAGCTACCGGAACATTCAAGAGCGTGCGAGAAGTCGCTGAGGCCTATGGTGTCAGTGAGGGAAAGATCCGGGGGCGCATTCTCGCTGAACCCGCCTATGACGGCGTTGGGCGACCTCCAAAGCTGCCAACTGCGGGGGAAATATTTGTTCTCCTTGCGAAGAAGGTATTCGAGAACCAGAAGGAGATCGCGGACTACTACGGCGTGTCGGAAGCCGCAGTCAGTATCCGGCTAGCACCTTTCAAAGATCCCAAGATTGACTTCCGCTCACTGATGCCATGGAAGGTTGCGTCCAAGCATCGCGGTGGGCCCCCTGGTCGAGCGCTCAGATTGCATTTGAGGGCGAAACTAGAAAACCATACGCTGACTGAAAAGCACGCTCAGCAGCACGCAGCCTGGTTGGCTGACATGAGTAAATTGGTCGTTAACTACGATCAATCCGAAGGCTGGTCGTACCAGGAGAGGAAGCCGGAGCACGGCAACCTCCTAATTGTGCTGCCCGAAAGCCACGAGCTTCCATCTGAAACGGTGGAGCTGTATCGAATGGAGTGACCTCGTCGTACGTACAGCAAGCAACGAGCCGCCCCCCTTGGGAAGCGGCTCGTTGACGTTTCACGGGGTGGCACAAGGTGTGCCAGCTCACATCGTTCAACTCGGTTCTAGTACAACGCGGTTGAGGGCGTTACACGATGCGGACATTAATGTTTATTGACGTACCGTTAGCCAGTGCATAGGTTGACGGAGGGCCTTCACCGGGGTGGGGGAAGGCCGTCGGACGCGCGAGAGTGATCTTGCGAAATCCCTGCCAGAGCGGGGAAAGGGGAAAGATAGTAGTGGTAACACCGACCGCGGTTTTCTCAAGCTATCGGTCACTGCTCGAAGGAACGCCCGAGGTAACTCGGATCATCGGGGGGATGACGGCCGTAGCCGGCCTGGTCGTGCGTTTCAAGCACAACCACGAAGATCACATTGTTCACTACCACTGCGAAAAGACTGACGGGCGCCAGCACCGGGCCCACTTCGATGCAATTCCCGAAGGATATGACTTCCTGCGGACTGAAAAGATCGAAGGATTCGAGTACTCGCCCATCGGCGGAGGGGAAAGATTTGCCGACGTCTACCGGCAACGCAAGGCCGCGTAGTCACAGTCAATACAATCGCTACGCCCAATGCGGCGAAGCCTACAGGCTGGAGCGTATAGAGAGGCGCCTCAGCAACCCGGCCGGATGGTTCGTACAAGGCACCGCAGTACACAGCGGAGTCGAAGCGTACGAACGGTCCGGCCGAAGTCTTTCCCGGGCCCAAGTGGCCGACTGCTACCGGCAGTCCTGGGAGCGGGAACTCGCGGCTGGCCTAGCGAAGCAGAGCGACACCAACCAGTGGATGACCGGCGGATTCAAGTCCGGTTCAAAGGACCTGGCAGACCGGCGCGAGCTCGGTGAGCACCAGGTGCTCGACTACATCGACTATGCCGAGCAGTCGGGAGAGTCCATCTGGACCACCCCGGATGGGAAGCCAGCAATCGAGCTGGAATTTAAGATCAACCTCGGCGCTGTGCCGGTCCGGGGATTCATTGACCAAGTTGTTTCGACCCCCTACGGCCTGACGGTCCGAGACATCAAGACTGGGACCAAGAAGCAGTCCTCAGCGCTCCAGCTCGCCCTCTACCGTCGAGCCATTTGGGAGACCTATCAAGTTGACATCACCTGGGGCGACTTCTTCACGTGCGCCCGGAAGGGTCGCTCGCCGAAGCAGGGAGGTCCCACCGAACCCTATGACCTGACACGCATCGATCAGCACTGGCTCGAAGCGCAATACGCAGCAATGGACGCCGCGGAGCGCAATGGTGTCTACCTCGCCAATCCGGGCGACCACTGCGTGACCTGCGGAGTCAGCCGCTTCTGCAAGGCGAAAGGAGACTGAGTGAACCATCCCGCCTTCACCTGCACCTTCCGGCCGGCCCCCAATGTGGAGGTCGCCTTTCACGGCGAGACGCCTATGACGGTTGGGCCGAACGTCGAGGCCTTCGCCATCGCGGCCCCCCGATACGCCGACCTCCTCAATCAGGCCCAAGCTGCTTTCAACCTCGGTGAGCTCGGAGCCACTGTGATAGCAACCAACAACCCCCGACAGTAAGGATCTCTCTTGAACGACGAAACCAACGACTTTGCCCCGTCCGCACCGGTAGGCAAGACCTTCAAGTTCAGCAGCGTTGGCGACAGCGTAAACGGCTACGTTGAAAGCGTGTCTCAGCGGATCCCGCTCAACAAGTTCGGCACTGAGCAGCAGGACACCGACCACAACGGAAACCCTCGGTGGCAGCGAATCATCACCCTCGCCACTCCTGAAGGTGGCGACACTGACGATGGCCTTCGCACGGTCTGGATGCCGGTGGGCTCCCAGATGGCCACGGCCATCGGAGACGCCATGAAGCGGGCAGGTGCGGCCACGGGCAATCCCGCCAGTGGCTCCTTCCTGAAGCTGACCTTCGCGCGTACGCGGCCCTCCAAGTTTGGCAACCCTGCCAAGATCTACGTAGCGGAGTACACGCAGCCTGCCAACGCACAGGCGAAGCCCCCGGCTGAAGCAGCCGCCAGCTCCTGGCCGACCAACTCTGCTACCTGGGCGCCGCCCCAGGGCAATGCTCCCGCCCCGTGGCAGCAGTAACAGCGGCCCCTTCATTTCCCTAGTTTCTTAAGTGTGTAGATGGCTTGGTGGCCAGCGACTTCGGTTTCAGTCCTGGCCACCAACCAAGGGAAGGCCGCTCATACTCACGCTCTCGCAAGCACTCCACAAGCGGGGCTCGGCAGGCGAGCCCATCCCAACCACCCTAAAAGCCCTCCACGATCTGGGCATCCACATTCGTCGCGGGCAACTCCACCTGATTGCGGCAGGACCCGGCACAGGCAAGTCCGCCCTCGCTCTCAACGTCGCCATCAAGTCAGCCGTCCCGACGATGTACTTCAGTGCCGACAGTGACGCCTTCACGCAGTACGTCCGCAGTGCCGCAAACATCAGCGGCTGGACCACGGCGCAAGTAGAGGCCGCCATCGAACAGGGGCGGACTGAAGCCTTCGATGCCGCTCTGGCCGGCCTCGACATCCGATGGTCCTTCGACGCCTCACCCGACCTCGACGAGATCGAGCAAAGCCTCATCGCCTACGCCATGATCTACGGCTGGCCAGCCCTCGTGATCATCGACAACGTCACCAACGTCAGCGCCCCAGAGATGGGGGAGGGGCATGCCGCCCTGGACGAACTCTGCGCCTTCTTCCACGACTTGGCCCGCCGGATGGAGAGCGCAATCGTTCTCCTCCACCACGTCACCGGCCCCTACAACGACGGCGTCAACCCCATCCCGCTCAGCGGCATCAAGGGCCAGGTCGGCCGCGTACCCGAGGTCATCCTCACCCTCCACCGAGGCGGTACCGAGTTCGAGGGCTACGACCTCCGGGTGTCCAACGTCAAGAACCGAGGCGGCAAGGCCGATGCCTCCGGCTTCACCTTCGCACGCCTCCAGTGGCAGCCAGAAAGGATGCAGATCATTGGCTAACCCAAAACCTCGCAAGCTCAGCAAGCCCAACGGGGCGGCAGTCAAGGCCCGAGGTCGTAACTGGGAGAACGACCTCGTCAAGGTCTTCCAAGACCTGGGATACGAGGACGCCAAGCGCAACGGCGCCATCTACGGATCGCACGACCGCGGCGACATTAGCAACGTTCCGCTCACCGTCCAAGCCAAGGCAGTTGACCGCATCCAGCTCTGGAAGCACCTTGACGACGCCCTTGCCCAAGCACACAACAACGGCACCGGAAGCGATACCTGCGTGGTCTACAAACGTCACCAGGCAGCTACCGAAGAGGCCGCCTGGGTGTTCCCCGGCAACTTCGCAACGCGGCTCCTCAATGCCTACTACGCCGAGTGAAAAGCCGCCCATCGTTGTAGTGCTGAAGCACTACTTCCCAGACTGGGAAACTCCACGACGTGACAGTGGAATCTGGCAGCCCTGCAAATGCCCGGCGCCCGACCATGACGACACCAACGCTAGTGCCTCAATCAACATAGACGAGAGCGTCATCTACTGCCACGGCTGCGACTTCAGCCACGACAGTTGGAGCGTAATCATGGAAGAGGAGAGGATTGACTTTCTCGCCGCCGTCGAAGCAGCGAATCGCCTTTTTGGATCAGGCGGCAGCTACCTATCAAAACCAGCTGGAGGGTTCGCCCGCCGCCGAGTATTTGAAGAAGCGGGGCCTGTCCCAGGACAGCGCTCAATCCTTTCGGCTCGGATACGTCGCAAACCCACTCTCGGGGCATGAACGCTACGCCGGACTGCTGGCCATCCCCTACACCAACCGTCAAGGCACAGTGGCCATTCGGTACCGCTGCATCAGCGATCACGACTGCAAGGAAGTTGACAAGCACAGCAAGTACACGCGGGAGCCAGGCGACGACGCCAAAATCTACAACATCCTGACGCTCACGCTACCCGTGCCCCGGATTGCCATCTGTGAAGGCGAGATAGACACCATCACTGCATGGCAATCCGGAATCCCAGCCATCGGAGTCGCGGGCGCCCAGAACTGGAAACCCATCTTCAACAGGCTGATTCGCGGATACAGCGAAGTTGTAACCCTTGCAGATGGCGACGATGCCGGCCTGAAACTTGCCGACGCCATCAGGGAAAAGAACGAACACTCCACTACCCGCCAGATGCCCAACGGCCTCGACGTAAACCAGTACTACAAGGAACACGGCCACCAGGCTCTTCTAGAAAAGGCAGGCTTCTGATCTCTGCATACAGCGTCGGCGACTGGATCGAAGTCAGCGCCGAAGTCTACCGAGAAAACCGTGAACTCCACGGAAAGACCGGCACCATCACAGCAAAGGAATACGTCGACCAGTACGACGGCCAAGCATGGCGCGTACTCATCGGAGGTGCTGGCCAAGTCACCCTCTACGAGAAGGAGATGGCCCTCCTCGACTGGAACATTGACAAGTCTCGGCGCGATCCCTCCAAGCAAAATGATCCAGTGAACAGCCCTCCCCACTACGCCGAGGGATACAGCAACGGGGCCGAAGTCATAGACATCGCTGAAGTCCTTCCCTACAACCGTGGTGCAGCAGTGAAGTACCTTGCCCGAGCCGGAAAGAAGGACAACGAGATCCAGGACTTGCAGAAGGCCCTATGGCATATCAAGCGTGAAATCGAGCGTATGGGCGGCAGCGCTTGAAGAAAATCGTCCTGATATCTGATCTTCAGATGCCCCTTGAGAACAAGCGCGCCCACCGAAACCTCATCCGCTACATCCACGACTCACAGCCCGATGAAGTCATCAACATTGGCGACATCAACGACTACACGGCGCCCGGCAGATGGTCGGCCGGCCAGCGCGCCGAGTACGGCATGACCGTCCGCCAGGAGGCCGCCTACACCCGCAAAAACCACATCGAGCCCCTACGGAACGGATACGACGGCCCGTACACGCTCCTGGGCTCCAACCATGGCGAGAGGCCTCAGAAGTACCTCGTTGACCGCGCTCCCGCCCTCTACGACGAAGAGTCCTTCCGAGAGGACAAGCTCCTCCGCCTGGCCGACTACGGCATGACCTTCGAGGCCACGCGCTACGACTTCGCACCCGGCTGGTCCGCCATCCACGGCCACGCCCGAGGCATCAGCCTCGCACGCTACGCAGGCGGAACCGCCATCAACGCTGCCCGAAAGTACGGCCGATCCATCGTCATGGGGCACACCCACCGGGCAGGCATCGTCTCGGAAACAACCGGCCCCGCAGGCACCAAGACCGTCACAGGGGTCGAGCTCGGCCACCTCATGGACATCACCAAGGCCGCCTATCTCGGCCCGGAACGACTCGCCAACTGGCAGGCGGCCTTCGGCCTGTTCTACCTCGACGGCCCCACCGTCACGCCCCACCTCATCCCCGTCAGCCGCACCGGCTCATTCCTCGTGGAGGGCGAAACCTACAAGTGACCCAGCTCAACCCAGAGATCATCAACACTGCACGCAAGGCAGCCAAGCGCCTGGCACGAGAAAACGCGTACTGCGAAGCCGACGATATCGAGCAGTACATCCTCCTCAAGTACTGGGAGAGCCGAAAGCGCTTCGAGTCGTATGAGCCCCGCGCCCTCTACACCGTGTTCCAGAGCATCGGTACCGAGCACTGCAAGGCCGAACGCCTCCACTACACGTACAACACCGCTGAGTGGATCTACACCCCCAAGGAAGTCCGCAACGTCCTTCAGCACGCCTACTACCGCGAAGAGGCACGCGAACTCATCCCCAACCGGAAGGACGATCTCCTCCGAGTGCTTCACGACCCCAGCAGCATCGCCCTCAGCATCTGGGACATAGACGAAGCCCTCAGCCGCCTCTCCGATGTCCACCAGGCCGCCATCGAACGCGCCTTCCTGCACGAGGAGAAGCCGCTCCATGGCAGCGCAGAGCACAAGCAGCTCCAGCGCGCCATCGACCGCCTCACCGAGCGACTGAACAGCAAGACAGACCAGCGAGGCCGTGAGCGAGCCGCCGCCAATGGATCGGCCGGCCGAATGGGATCAGCCGCCGCCAATGCATCCGCGGAAGCTGCCTATCACGGCACGGCCGGCGCCTCTATGGCCTACGTCATCACCGAACGAATCGGAGCCTAGCCGTGCTCGATACGGGCCTTACCTGGCTCAGCACCCACCGCGAAGGCCTCGCCTTCAGCCTCTGCGGGGCCGTCCTGGCCCTCACCGCCTGGACGTGCGGCCTCATCACCCGAACCGTCATCGACACCATCGTGAAGGAAGACTGTGACTGCTGACTCCCTCGGGCCCATGCCCGACCCTGACGAGTTCGCCGCCTACCTCCTCGGCCTCGACGCCACAGGCCTCGCCGAGGGGCTCAAGGAGGAAGCGTTCAGACGAGCAGCGGAAGGGGCTGAGACTGTCATCCGCTACGCCGCCACTGTCCGACAGAGCGCCCTCGATGCAGGGTTCACGATCCCAACCGCAGAGCGCATGGCTCTCGACTTCTGGGACGTTGCAAGCGGCCTTGGAGAGGAGAGCGCATGA